GCTATCATAACAGAAGATTCTGTGATGACGGAGAATCGATGAGTTTTGTTGATCTGCAAGAGCAAGTTAAGGTACAAAAATATCAAATGTATATTGAGCCATCTTTACTAACTAAGTTAAAAATCAATGGTGTTGATATTAATGAATCTATTATGTTCTTTGCTACTCAAGTAGATCTAATGATAAATTGCCCACCTAATTATGGTAAAGATAAAAATGGTCTCAGAAAGATGAACGTTGATGTTAGGTTGCTTAAAGGGTATTATCCTAAGACAAAGTTATTGTTTAAGATTAGTGTAGTTGAAAGATATGATTATTTCTCAGATCATAAGTACACCGTTAAAGTGTCTGAGCTGGTTCAAAGGTTTAAGAGACAATATTATTATAAGTATACTTTTAATTCATCTCAAGTTGAAAAAGAAATCTCAAAAAGACTAGAGAATAACCTATTAGGAACTAAGCATGAAGTATCCGATCTAATATCCCCTAAAGATGTACCGAGAACGAGATGCATCTCACCTAAAGGTATGAAGCTATTTAAGCTTGAAGAGGAATAATATGCTATTAGAGATAATCATTGCAGCAGCTTGTATACAAGGACCAGGATGCAGTTATGCTACATCTGCTTACTACAGGCAGAGCGTCGAGTTGCAGCAGATTGTTTCAAATGCTGAAAAATATGCTAACTCAATAGCAACTCAATATCCAACGACTGTATATGCTCTTACACCAGTTTATACTTTAACTGTATCTAGAGTTGCTACATTTAAAGTTTATAAGACGTTAATGTTTGAAGTGAACATGAAGAATGAATATGTAGCATTGAGATGGAGTTACTGATGAAAGTTTGTTACTTAAATGATGAGAGTGTGCAGGTTAAAGTTAGAATAACCAACCAAGATGGCGATAACGAACACCCTACTCTAAGTCCTCACGAGATGAAGGTTTTCGAAGTCCATGCGCCTGAAGGATTAGTTCTGTTTGTAAAGAAGTGGGGCAATCACATTGCCCTCTTATCGCACATGCTGTTGGTTGCACTTGATGAACTACATTCTTAGAAAAAAATACATGAGTTTGGCTTCTTCTGATATGAATTTATATCAATCTCACAGTAGCCGCAAGTTGGGCACCTATTCCAGAATATGAGTTCTGGGTGAGATAACATATGTACGAGTTTACATTTTGGGCAATTCATTTATATATATTATACGAGGTTATTTATGAAGTTAAAAGTAGACGACTTAAATTCAATACTAACACTAGTTAAAGCAACTGGTAACTACACATATAACAGGATTTATAGCAGTAAGGATGCAGCTGCATATCGTCATGCGATGAAGGATTGCATCTCTACATTAGAAGAGGGTCTAGAGAACCTAGATCTAATTAGACATAAAGTAGAGTGTCTGAGATCGGAACCAAACTCTCTATATAAGGATAAACTCTTCAACAATAAGTCCTCAGAGAGAAGGTATTATTTGTTGGCAGTTAATCAGACGATTGAGGTAATTGATAGTATTAAATTAAGATTTATAACTGGTGATACTGACTCATCTAATTATGTAAATAAAATAAGCGGTAATTACTTTTTACCAGCAAAGGTTTTTGTATGATAGTTTCTCTAAATCAATTAGATGCTGCACTTTCACAGATGAAATATAAATTGCTTGGCTATGCAGCAGATAAAGAGGATGATCTACAAGTTAATATAGAGTTTATTCCAGCTGACCCAGGTAATGGTCAGCTGGTTGATGTTATTTGTTTAAAGGCTTCAAGACCATCTAAGCCAGAGGATATTAAGGCTTATTCTATGGTTGTTGAAGTTATGCCGTACAGTGAGAATCAACCGCCAACGGCTTCTATTATAGAGGGTTTTAAAATTACAGCTAAGTATTAGAGGTAAATATGAGTTACTTCAAATTAAGAAAAGATCTAACAAAGATTTTTGCTAGTAAAACTCTATACAGAAGTGTATAAAAGCGTAAAAAGTAGATCTAATAATTTCGCTAGATCTTGTAAAGAAATTAGTTAGATAATTTTACCTGGAGCAACTGATACTTGAGATACTGGACTTCCTGCAGTTGGGATACCAGGAGTAACTTGAGCATTCTGAGTTATCTCCATAATGATATCCATAGCGATACCGCTGATAGCTTCTGCCATCTTTTGCCAGTGCTCATCAGCAATAGGGGTGTAACTTGAACCTTGGCCAGCAGCACTACCGAATTGTGCCTTAAGTCCATTGTAGATGGTCTCTTTCATCTTAGATTTAAGTGCATCTGGTTGCATTGGCATATGTACAATCTCCTATAATTATAAGGAATATTATACTATGAAAATAGAAGTTTATGCAGATGGCTCAGGAAACACATTTGACTCAGATGGTGGATTTGGCTTCCGGATTCTTATCGACAACTCCGTATATAAAGAAGGGAGCGGTTATTTACCTAAAGCTACAAACAACGTTGCAGAAATTACAGCTGCAATTGCAGGGCTTGAAGAGCTTAAGCGATGCATATCAAGTGATCCTATATTCTCAACGAGTGATATATCAATTACACTTGTATGCGATAGCCAACTCGTGCTCGGATACGCGTCAGGTAAGTACAAATGTAAAGCGCTACACCTTACACAACTATATGTTAAGCTTCGTCAACTCTATAAAGAACTTAATTGTGAAACCCGCTGGGTAAGAGGTCATAGTGGTGAGGAACATAATGAGGCATGTGATAAGTTGGCTAAAGCAGCTCGTAATGAAAAAGGACTCACTAGCGGAAGCAAACCGTAAGTTTACAGAGTATCATACATTAACGTACAATGATATGAGGATGGCTGAGATTTGAGTGGTTCTTAAAGTGATTACAATGTATAGATAAGAAAACAGAGTTGATCCAACTAGACTGGGATGACCACATGAGATGGGATGGTATTGGACTTCATATAAGCAGAGAATTAAAGATGAACAAAACCACCCCTGACCTAAAAGCCATTTGTTATGGAAAACCTAGTTCACACTCACGACGCTTGCGTGAATTTACTGACACTACTGTGCTCGACCCCACATCCTGAGCATATATTTATATACCAGCGCTTGTGAGGTTACATAAGAATGTAACTCGAACTATAAAGCGTGTCCCAGTTTATGCAAATGGTTGCCCTTAACAAAGGTTCCGAGCAATTAAACTAGGCCACTACCCTCAAAAGAGGGCGGTGAGGCTATCAACCATGACAAGATAAGCACTCATCCCCTGTTTTATTTTTAGGTCCCTCTTCTGCTTGTCTAGTTCCAGCATCAGCTTTAAGAACAGATGATGAGCGACAATAATATAATGTTTTAACACCAAGTCTCCACGCTTCCATATGAACTTCATTGAACCATTTAGGGTCAACGTTAACTGGGAAGAATAGATTTAAACTCTGAGCCTGATCGATAAACTTTTGTCTCTGCGCGGCTTGCTGTATAAGCGCCATCTGGTTTATCTCTCTAGCTGTTAAGAATACTCTCTTCTCTTGCTCTGTGAGGAACTTAAGATGTTGTACGCTTCCACCATTACCCACTACAGTTTTCCAAACTTCAGATGTATCTTGACCTTTGGCTTTTAGTAATGCTTCAAATGTTGGATTCTTAACTAAGAAAACACCTTTAGCTGTTTTATCTGCATAAGCGTTAGCTGGGATTGGCTCTATACCATAGCTAACTTCTCCACTAATGATAGAGTTAGAGCGAGTAGGAGCTATAGCCATGAGATGTGTATGTCTCATACCAGTACCAGAACACCACTCAGGTTCACCATGCGACCTAGCCATTTCCTGCGATGCAAGAACGGCCTTATCTCTGATCGTTTTAAATAGTAAGGCGTTTAATTGCATTGCACTAAATGATTCAAATGGGATCATTTGAGATTGCAATAGCGTATGCCATCCAAGAACACCGATACCAATAGCTCTTGATTTTTCTGCAAATCTAACAGATCTTTCAAAACCGGGTAAGTTTTTAGCTTTAGATATGAACTCAGAAACAACGCCATCTAAGAAATATACTGCAAGCTGCGGAAGGTCTGTATCTTTCCACTCATCCCATTTAGCTGCGTTTAGTGATGATAAGCAGCAAACAAAGCTATGCTCATCATCTGTATGTAATGTGATCTCGCTGCAGATGTTAGTCATCTCAACTTTAAGGTTGTTCTTAATATACGCTTCAGGGTTAGCTCTATTAACCGTATCTTCAAACAGTAAGTATGGTTCACCTGTCTCTAATCTTGTCTTAAGGATCTCGATCCACAGCTTTCTAGCCTCTGCATCCTTATTCTCAACCTTCTTCATGAAGCTGTCAGAGATGATTACACAGTGGTTTATATTAAGACATTGTCTATTGACGTCCCCAACTTGTCTACGAATACGTAAGAATTCATTTATATCTAAGTGGTCTACGTGTAAGTTAACAGAACTAGCACCACGTCTAACGTTACCTTGTGATGTTGCTATAGTAGCTGAGTCAAACACTTTAGCCCAAGGGATAACTCCCTCAGACTTACCGTTCTTACCTTCTCTAATTAAGGCGCCACGACCTCTAACTCTAGATAAACCTATACCAACACCACCACCATGCTTTGATAACATAGCCATCTCATGTACAGATTTATATATACCATCTACTGAATCTGGAACTGCAAGACCAAAGCAAGATATTGGTAAACCACGATCTGTTCCTAAGTTTGCAGCCACAGGTGTGGCAGGACAAAGCCAGTTTTTAGCCATAGCTTCATAAAACTTATCTTCTAAATCTAATCTAGATATTTGACTAGCAGCAGCTTTAGCAACTCTGCGATACATGTCAAATACATTTTCACCCTCTAATAAATAACCATTTTTTAAAGTTTTTAAACCGGCTTCTGTAAGCCACTCTGGATAATCAATACCTCTAATCATTAAAAACGCTCTCCTCGCTCCAGTCAACTACACCTTTAGAATAATCAGCAACACGTCCCGCAAAGAAGTCTTGATGCGCTTCGCCGACCGTCATGTAATCGAACCAATCTAATCTTGCGACAGCCTCTTTATCTAAGTTTGTCCAATTAGATTTTAACCCTAAATCATGTAACTTAGTGTTTGCTCTATACTTAATGAATGCTTTTAAATCTTTAGGATCTAAGCCAAGAATTGGCTTTCCATCTTGGAAGACAGAATCAATAAACTGTTCTTCTAATTTTACTGCATCTCTTGCAGCTTGAAAAATAGATCTTTTAAGCTCATCGTCCCATATATCAGGGTTCTCCGCAATTAGTTGGCGAAATAACCAGCATCCAGCTTTAGAGTGTAAAGACTCATCTCTAACAGAGAAAGTAATTATCTCTCCAACGCCCTTCATCTTATTATGTCTAGAGTAATTCAATAAGATTGCGAAAGATGAAAATAACTGAACACCCTCTGCGAAACCACTAAATATGGCTAGAGATAAAGCTTTATCTATAATGCTCTTACCGTTAGTCTCTATAAGGTGATCGATCTTAGCTTTTCCTGCAGGATCTTGTAGAAATGCGGCAAAATCATCTAGACCTAAAGTTTCATTTAGATATGCATAAGACTTAGTGTGTATTGTCTCCATATTGGCAAACGCAGCTGCCATCATTTGGATCTCTGGTTTCTTAAACCAATTATGTACTTTTCCAAGCCAGTAATCATTACCGACTACGATTTCAACTTGCGTGAAGCTCTTTAAAACTCCACCAATTAGTTTCTTCTCTTCTTCTGTTAAGTTAGTGTTCCAATCAGTTAAGTCTCTAGCCATAGAGATTTCAGTATGAAGCCAGTGAACTTGTTGCTGAGCAAGCCAGTATTCGTAAGCTTGAGGATACTCAAAAGGATAATAAACCAATCTAGGTTTTAGTAAACCCATCAGCTTTGCCCTCCCATTTAATTGTTGTTATTGGTCGATACATATTTTACAAAGGATTCTGTAAACCACATTCAAACTTATCTCCTAAGTTACTTTTGCAAATATTGTAGAATTTATCTTAACACGTGAGGGAGTAGAAATGCAAGGTAATGACTCAATTAAACAATTTGAATTAATTTCTTCGTCAAATAACTTAGTGGAATTAGTCTCAATTACCCCTAACTCTGAAGAAGTTATAACCTATTGCGCTAGAGTTAGTAATCCAAATAATCAACTTAATTTTAATAACGCAGATAAATTAATTAACTATCTGATAGTGAATAAACACTGGAGCCCATTTGAAATGGCTCACATGACTCTGCAAATTAAAACATCAAGAGCTATTGCACCTCAAATATTAAGACATAGATCTTTTACATTTCAAGAGTTTAGTCAACGCTATGCTGCAGTGAATGAATCTGGTCTAGTGATGTACCAAGCTCGGCGTCAAGATAACAAGAATCGCCAGAACTCAATAGATGACCTATCAGATGAAGTAAAGCAAGAGTGGCTAAAGCGCCAAGAAGAGAATTGGAAGCAATCATTTGAGCATTATACTTGGGCACTTAACAATGGCATAGCTAAAGAATGCGCCAGATCTATCCTCCCTATTGGGACTGGTACAACTCTATATATGTCGGGATCTATAAGATCTTGGATTCATTATATTGAATTGAGGTCTTCTAATGGTACTCAGAAAGAGCACATGGATATTGCTATTGCTTGTAAAGATATCTTTAAAAGAGAACTGCCGGCGATTGCGGCAGCTCTTGGTTGGTAATTATTTTGGGCTTGGCACGAACCATCTTCGTACGGCTATTTGCCAGGAGTTGGTCTATGTCATTCTTAACATCTTTTTTCAACTATTTTCCACTGGCCATTTTCAGAACAAGTTAACTCTTCTTTAAGCATCTTGTCTGCTATCTTTTTCGGATCTGGCTTATACGTTCCCGCATCTATTTGTCTTTGGAGGTTTTTTATTTTAGCTTCTTTAACTTTTTCAGCGGGTATTCCGACAACGTTTGAGCTAGTAGGCAGAATCTTAGCTGACTTTTGTAACTCAGCTTTTGCTTCTTCCAGTGACTTAATTAACTGTTCGATAATGTTCATGTATAACTCCAATAACTTTATTCTACCATAAAAGACAATGAAAATTAACAAGTACAATTCCACAAAAGGTGGTGCAAAATGGACGATGAAATGGTTATTAAACCGAATGAAATCTGGGTAACTAAGTTTGACGAAGACCATGCACAAAAGTTCCGTCAACAGGTCTTAGAATCTGCAAAAACTGATCCGAATAAGCCTGTAGTTATCTATATTGATTCTTACGGTGGGTACGTTGACGCACTAGCTAAGATGATCGAAACACTAGATGAAATCCCTAACCCAGTAGTAACTGTATGTATGGGTAAAGCTATGTCTTGTGGAGCTATTCTTTTATCACATGGAGACGTGCGATTTCTAGGTGCTAATAGTAGAGTTATGGTTCATGAGGTTAGTTCTGGAACTTACGGTGATGTGCACGATATGCACGCAGACGTAAAAGAAACAGTTAGGTTGAATGAGCATTTTATGGGCTTGTTAGCACGCAACTGTGGATTCAAGAGCTATGCAGAGTTGCGGTCTGTTATTAAGGACCAAGATGGAAGGGATAGGTATCTCTTTGGCGAAGATGCTATTAAATTCGGTATCGTAGATGTTATTGGTTTACCAAAAGTTGTAGGTAGATTAAACTATGAAGTTTCTAAACAAGCTAAGAAATTAGCTTTTGAACCTCGCAATAAGCAATCTATCAGAACATCTCAATCTTCTAAAAAGAAAGTTAAAACTAAAAAATCTGATACTAAAAAACAAAGATAATATAGGAGGAGTTGTGTCAGACCAACAAGAAAAATCTCAGTCAGAGATCGATAGAACAGTGGCAATCACAGCAGAAGATTGTAATGCTGCTTTAGATTTCTGGAGACATTTTAATATTCCTATTAGCACAGAGTTACAGAATGCAATGGATTCTTTCTCAAGAGACCCATCTTTTGAGAATCAACAGAAAGTTAAATTCTACGTGTGTAAGGCTATTGTAGAAACAGACCACCCTGCTTTTAAAGATGAGATGTTCTCTAAGATCGCAGAAGAGTGTGAAAACGTTAGCTTCCACATGCAATTTGATAACGAACTAGAGTCAATATTAACAGAAAAAGAATAATTTCCGGTACTTATAGTGGAGGACACCTAGGTATCACTTAGCTACCTAAGTGATATAATAAGTTAAACAAGGGGAAATTACTCTGTCTAAGAAACTTAAGCGCAGAATACAAGAGTTGTGTGGTTTTAACGAATTAACTGACCGTGACGAAAGGATTGAACGTGCTTATCAAATTCTCAACAGTGCCGAATTAAAGCAAGCTATATGCCTAAAGATATTAGGCACTACATTTAAAGATGTAGAGAAAGCTATGGATGCTATCCTAAAAGAGCGCCATATTCCAGAAGAAAAAATGGAAGAGCTTGAAGAGGACTTTATTCCAGAAAAGTTCGACCCTGAAGTTACATTTATCGCAAATAAGCAAGCTGCTAGTCCCATTAAGAATAGAGGCTACACAACCCTATCTAGGGAAGATGTTGCTAGGCTTATGGCAGCTTCAAAAGCTGAACCAAAAGGTATTGATAACACTCACCCTAAAACTAACTATCCAACTCTTTCTAGAGAAGAGTGCGAGCGATTAGTAAGAGAGTATTTTGAGTACAAACAAAAAGAAATAGAACGTAAAAGACAACAAGAAGCGCAAGAGGAGATTCCATGGGTTTCAACGAAGACGACAGAATCCGCTCCAAAAACAAAATCCAAAACGAAGCGTATAAAATGTACGAAGGATTAAGAGCTTTCGGCTATAGTAACGAATATATTATAAAATACACCGAATTTGCCTTATCGTCCTCATCAGACAATTTCCGAAACGAGGTTCTTCACAAGATGATAGATCTTGCTAGGAGCTTAGATGAGAGCAATTCGAGCAATTCAAGCAATTAGTTTTATATGTCTTATAAGCCATATTTCTTTTGCTAAGCAAATTAAAGTGGCTGTAATAGATACAGGTATCAGTGAATCAATGTTGAAATCGCCAACTCTTTGTGAAACAGGGCATAAGACTTTCGCTGGTATGTCTATATTAGATAATAACAATCATGGAACACATGTATCATCCCTAATCGATCAGAATGCTAAAAACTTCTTTGTAGGTGTAGATGGTAGTGATGAAAAGCTTCAATCAATTAAGATAGATTATTGTCAAATAATCATTAAATTCTACGATCCTAAGTCAACATCTAATTCTTTAGAAAGCACTATTCAATCGTTTAATTATGCAATTGAGCAGAAAGTTGACATCATAAATTATTCTGCTGGCGGACTTAAACCTTCAATTCGAGAAAAGAAAGCAGTTATTAAAGCATTAGATGCTGGAATAATTGTAGTTGTTGCTGCAGGTAATGAGGGATCTGACTTGAATGAGAAAGGTTACTATCCAGCATTATATGACTCTCGCTTGATTGTGGTTGGTAACTTAGAAAAACCTAAGCAAATTGCTAAGTCATCTAACTTTGGTTCTAAAGTTACTTCCTGGGAAATAGGAACGAATGTGTTGGGTAAATTGAAAGATGGTTCATACGGCATGTTGACTGGTACTTCGCAAGCAGCTGCTATAAAAACTGGAAAATTAATTCGACAAATGGTCTCAAAACAGAACCAGTTACCTAGTCTACGAGGTAAAATTAAGGCTATACCGATGGAGTTTTAATGGGTAAATTAAAAAAGATATTTAGTGGGTTTATTGAAGTTATTAGTCACGTATTATCATTCTTAGCGATGACTACATTAGTTTTTGTGAGTTTTATTACTCTAGTTTTTGCTGTAGCAAAAGCCCCAGAAATACATAGCTACCTATTACGTCATAAAGTCGGTGAAAAAGTATACAAGATAACAAACGATACGCATAAAGGTAGCGGTACTGGATTCGCTATCAAGGGAGATAGTGGGACAACATATATTGCCACAAACGATCATATATGTGAAATTTCATCAGATAAGCAACATATGATCTTAATTTCAAAAGATGGCGAAATTATTCGTAGAAGGATTATAGAGAGATCTGGTTATTCAGATCTATGTTTAATCGAAGCCCCACCTGAGGTTGAAGGCTTAGATATGGGGAGTAAACCTAGCATTGGGCAGATCATTGCTTCTATAGGTCATCCAAATGGTTACGATCAAACTCTCTCGCGTGGTGAGATCATCATGAGAGAGACAATAGCAATCCCAAAAGGACCAATTAGTCAAATACTTTCTGATGGTTCGGAGAAACTTGCTCCAGCTGAGTACGGCGGAATCTTAGAGCAAGATTGTCGCTTACCAAAGAATGAAATCGATGTTAAAGAGATAAACATGATGTTTATGGTTATCAAGATAAAGCAATGTATAAATGTTACTTATAGAGCATATATCACTAACATGCTAATTCAACCTGGTTCATCTGGGTCACCTGCAGTTAATTTCTGGGGTAACGTTGTAGGTGTAGTTTTTGCTACAGACTCTGCTGGTTGGGCATCTGTCGTATCTTACGACGATCTAAGAGATCTACTTAAAAAGTACTAATAATAAATATCTGATCGTATAACCCTCTATATGGAGGGTTTATGTCTATAACTAAACCTATGCTAGCCGCAAGTATGGAAAACTCTAAAGGCGAGCAGATGTCTTTTAAAGATTTAAAATATCCTCTAATAGCTTCAATTAAATTAGATGGTATTCGCTGTCTTAGAGTTAACGGACAAACATTGTCCCGCTCATTCAAACCTATTCCTAATAAGTATGTTCAAAAGATGATGGCATCTTTACCAGATGGTTTAGATGGCGAGTTGGTTACGTATAATTCAGATGGTTCTGCAAGAACATTCAATGAGGTTCAGTCAGATATTATGTCTGAGGATGGTGAACCTAACTTTAAGTTTGAGATATTTGATTATGTTAAAGATACAGTTGATCGTCGATATGATGATCGTTTAGCTGATCTAAATAAACTATCCAACTCTCTTCCTAGCTTCTGTTCACTTGTTGTTCAAGTTGTTATCAATAGTGTTGATGAGCTAGAGCAATACGAAGAGAGTGTTATTGCTCAAGGTCATGAAGGTGTGATGACAAGAAGCCTTAATGGTCCATATAAATGTGGCCGCGCTACATTTAAAAGTCAAGATTTAATTAAGATTAAGCGTTTCGTAGATAGCGAAGCGGTAATCATTGGATTTGAGGAGAAGTTAAGAAATGGAAACGAAGCAGAAGTTGATGAGCTTGGGCATACTAAACGTAGTAGTGCTAAAGCTGGCCTTATTCCCGCCGGAACACTTGGCACTCTACTTGTTCGTGATATTAAAGATGGTAGAGAATTTGGTATAGGTACTTACAAAGGCTTAAAGAAAGAAGATCTACAAGAGATTTGGAATAATAGAGATAAGTACCTTGGTAAGATCGTAAAGTATCAATATCAATTAGTTGGTACTAAAGATAACCCACGAATTCCCTCATTTCAAGGGTTTAGAGATGAAAGGGATATGAGTGAGTAAAGATTTTGCAATGACACTAATAGAAGAACATTTCAATAAAACAGTGAATGGTAGGAGAAATTATGAATAAGCTTTATATGCCACTCGATAACGAAACTGGGGGCTTAGGAGATGATGTATCTCTTTTGTCAACTTATCTTGAAGTAGTTGATGAGCAATTTAACGTTGTAGACTCTTTAGAACTTTATGTAAAACCTAATGATGGTGTTTATAGAGTTGAAGCAGAAGGTTTAAGTATTAATAAGATAAATCTTATAGAACACGATAAGATTGCTTTAACTTATTCTGAAGCTGGTCAAAAGCTATTTAAGTTCTTGCAGAAGAACTCTCAAGATGGAAAGATTAAACTTATTCCCCTAGGCAAGAATGTTCAGTTTGATATTGCTGGTCTACAAAAACACCTACTATCTAAAACCAACATGGAGAAGTTTGTCTCTTATAGAGAGATCGACATTACTGGTCTAGCTATGGGATTACAAATCGTAGGCAAGCTACCACCAAAAATGTCATTATCCTTAACTTTACTCGCTGAATATCCTAAAGTCCATGACTTGGTTCCTGATAATACACATGAGGCAAAGTATGATACTCAAGCAACAGTACTTGTGTATAAGAGGCTTCTGGAGATGCTATGAATAAAACCTCTAAAGAGATAATGTGCTTGAAACGTCTAGAAGAATTAACAAATCAATTAGATGACGTATTAATGTTCTTGAGAGATGAGGGGTTAATAAACGACAGTTACATCAAGAAAGCTAAGCTATCTCCAGATTGTGCAAAAGAGGTTCAATTAATTCTCTCTGACCTAAAGAGAGATAGTAAGTTGCAGATGTTGAACTTCAACTGGTCCCTGCTTCCTATAGAGAATATATCTTTATATATCGTTACTGATAGGAACAGTAGGGAGTTTGTTTTTAATGGGTAAACACCTAGAATAATCTCTTTAGGGAGATATGTGAGAGTTTAATGAAAGAATACGGTGGCGATGATATTTACTTCATCGCGCTACAAAACTATATAACGCATATCTTTCTGGGCCAGATTTTGATATTTGTATAATAATCGTAAGAAGCGTTTTGTAATTTTTTATTCGGAGGTTTTATGTCTAAGAGTCAAAAGCAATCAGTAGTAGATGAAGTAATGTTAGCTTTACCTAACTTTGTTAAGTACTCTGATAATGCAATATTACTACTTTCTTCTCAGCAGTTAGAGAACATTAAAGCTAATGTCTTTAGCGGTATTATTAATGGCACAATTGAGTATAGTAAAGATATCAATAACCATGCAGAAGTGCGATCTTATGCAAGAAGTATGGTTATGAATCATCTTAAGAAAGCTAAAGAATTAAATGGTGGAAATACTTATACTAGTTCTAGCACTGGCGGCGCTAATCACGTTAACTCAAAGAGCAGTACTTTATCTACTTCTAAAGTATCTAGACAAAGACTAGCCCCTAAAGGCGTTAATCCAGATCTTTTGACAGAAGAGTTAAAAGAGTATGCACAAACACTTGTCTAATGATATTTCATTAGGTGATTATGCAGATATAGTTCAAAAATTTGAATTATTTCTTTACAAGTTAAATATTGGCTTTCATTTAAAGCCAATTAGCTGTTATTCTTTCTCATTGAAGCATAGCGGGGATCGAGCAGCGTCGACTCACCGGTCTAATAAGCCGGAAAGCATATCTGGTTAGACTCCGCAACTAATTTTATGAAAAATACTAAACACTTACATATATGGCCTGCAATAGACTTTATTAAGCTTTTAAATAAACTTAAACCACGTGATCCTTTAGATAAACCATTATCTATGAGCTCTGTTGAGCAGTTCTGCAATCGCGTGTATAAAGGTACCCGATGAGCGATATAAAATTACAAAAAGTTATATTAGGACCAGATTGGATAGATTTAAGTTTTGGTGAACCTGTCGTTATTACAGAAGCATTGTATAGAAACTTAAATCGCATGGGAGATCCCATGCAGATGCCATCATTTCATGATTTGTGTAATTGGACGTATCAACCTGCATCTGGTAAGCCAGATCTAGTTAAGATATTAGAGGATAAGTATGACTCAAAGGTGGTTGTCGCCAACGGTGCTAAACAAGCCCTCGGTGCTGCATTATTTGCATTTAAAAGCGCAGGATACTCTGATATATGGTATGACACCCCCTATTATCCTGCCAACCCTAGCCTTATTGAGTCTGTTGGACTCACTAGGAGTGAGTTTGGAACAGCATCATCGTTACTAGTTACTAGCCCAAATAATCCAGATGGACTGAATTACTCTAATCAAGAGATAGATTGCTTTTCTAGAAAAGTGCCTATCATACATGACGCAGCATACTACTCTCCTATATATTTACCAGAAGGTCAAGAAGTTAAACATCTAGGTAATATACAGATATTCTCCGCATCAAAGATGTATGGGTTAAGTGGCTTAAGAATAGGTTATGCTGTTTGCCATGATGAGAGATTCTATAAAGATATGGTTAACTATATAGAAGCAACTACAGCTGGTGTTTCTACTCTATCTCAAGATGTTGTTCGCAACATAGAGATTCTTTTTAAAGAGAATCCAACATGGTATCAGCAATTTGTAAAAGAAGCTAGATCTCGTCTTCTTGATTCTAGAAAAGAGTTACTTAACTTAGATCCAGATGTATTGGAAGTTATACAACCACAAAGCAACAGCATGTTTGCTTGGTGTAAGGTGGGACCAAAATTAGATAACACATCTGCAAAAGTATACATGCTTCCTGGAGAGATATTTGGTAGAACTGGATATATGCGTTTAAATATAGCATTACCGAGTGATGTTATACGCAAAGCAGTGTCAAGACTGAATTCTAATAAGAGGAGCTAGGTAGATCGTAGAGCTTTAAAAAGAAGTTTTTGGGGCGCGCTTTTGGAAGGTTAGTTGGAGTCATGCTCGGTGCTGGAGCCGGTTCATTGCTATACCAAACTATCGGCAGCTCTTCAACTTTATCTATTGGGCTTGCAACATTATTAGCTATTGCTGGTTTTATATTAATTTGGTTCGCAGAATATGAAAGAGAGAGAGTTCTAAATGACTAAATCTGAGTTACTTTCTAAAATGAAAGAGCACCAACAAGCGTATGCTAAATACGCAGCAGAATTGAAAGCTATCTCTGCAGCTGAAGAGCAAAAAGCGTATGAAGAGAGACAGCTTGCAAGATTGGAAGAGTATAAGGCTAAATATAGATTCTTTGTAAATAATGATGATACTATTAAAGAAATAGATTGGGAAGAAGTAGAGAAGTTAATAAAAACCTCTTTCAATCAAAACTTAGGATATTCTTTAGGGTTTGACCAAAACGGTATGGAAGGTCTAGGATATGGAGATTCTAGTGGTGGACAATTCATTCCCATGGTTGAAGACGAGATTGAGGGTCAAAGATTTCTTGCTAGAGATAAGCGAAGAAAAGAATTCGCGGCTAAATTAAAACCAAAGTAGGTTGTATGTATAATAATGAAGTTACTTATGCTAAAGAGTTCGACACAGAGAAGAATAAACAGGCCTATGAAGAGCTAGAAGCAAAATACTTCGACAGATCATACTGTGCACCATCTTGCCCTATTGGCTGGGCACCAGAAGTTCTAGATCTTTTAGAGAGAATCGATAAAGAGCTAGGTATTGAGCGGAATACTTCTACTATTAGAGGATACTATGTTGAAGGTACTCCATTTGAATGGTTTCTCAAAGAGCCAATCACCAACTTCTTTTCCTCCTTAAAAGAGATGATTACTGGCGACGAGAGTGTTAGGAACTACTATCCAACCTTTAGATCAAAGGTTCTTAGATTAGTTAAGGACACTACGATGCCTATTTTGTATGGCAATAAAGCTATTAGAGTTAAATACATTAATAACCTAATTAATAATTTAAAAAAACCTAAATTTAGATTGGATCAAGTTAAGGAGAAGTACGGTGAGTTAAATATCCACTACGCTTGTCCTGACCACTTTAAAGATTGGGTTGACAAAGAGATCAGAAAGACCATTATTAAGCTATCGCAAAAAGGTTGTTATTACCCACTTGAATCTTTATATAATTACGCAACTATTGAGTATGTGTCAGATACAGACTCTGTAGATAGAGATATAGTTGAAGTTATAGAGTACACTAATTATAAAAATGAACCTGCTAAAAAGATTAGAAAAACAACATATCGCTCACTTATGAGTGAGATGGGTATTAACATGAAAGATATTGCTATTAAGGCAATGGTCTTAGAAGGTAGTAAAAAGGGAATGCCGTAGTGGGTATAACTGTAAAAATGCAGACAGAGATGTTGAAGAGTGAAAGCTTATATAAGTTTAACTATCATAGAGTAATATACAATAAATTCATGCATAAGGGTTATGGTGTATTATATGGGTATAAACTTCAGTATCACCGCAGGTTATAGATACGACCCACTTAGTAAGAAATATAGCTCTACTCTTATGGGATTAATAGGAAGGGCTGGAAATGCTCTGGCGAAGGCTATATCATTGACAGTTATCATATAGGTAAAACTGATGAGTAATATACCAAATATTTTAAAAAAGTTAACTGATATTAGACGTAAAGGGGACCCAACAATCGGTCTCCAGTATAATAATTTCAATACTCATATAGGTATTAGTTCTCATATCTACTCTGTAGATATTGCTAGAACGCCAAGAATTGTTTCTAATGATTTAGAATTTATTGACGTCATGGCTAAAGTATACAAGATAAATTCTTGTGCTCGCTATGTGAACTTAAAGATGAGAAATTTTACTGGAGGGACATTAGTATGAGTGGTGAAGGTAAGTTTATTCTAAAGAAAAAGACTTCTTTTGAAGATATGTCTAATGGCTCTGTAACTGAGTTACCTGAGAGTGATCTATGCTTCCAAGATGGTAAGAACATCTACCAATATAAATTTGAAAAACCAGAAGACGATCGTCAATACGAGATTAAGCCTGGAACATTCATCTTGCAAGATACCTCTCAAGGTGTTGAGATGCGTAAGCTTGAGTTTAAGAAGAGATCTCTATTAGAGACAGTTGCAAACACTTCTAGAATTATGGCAGAAGCTAAGAAGTTCTTCTCACGTTTACATATATATGAAAAATTAGGTCGCAATAAGAAGCGTGGAGTACTACTATACTCTAATCCTGGTATGGGTAAAACTTCAGCTATTGAAAAGGTTTGTTTAGACTTACTAGTAGAAGATCCAGGTACGGTTATTGTAGTTTGGCCCACTTCTGAAATCGAAGCAGATAGAATTGTCAAGATGTTGAGTACAAACTCTAAGTACACTAAAGAGTGCACTCGCATGGTATTAATTATCGAGGACATTGGTGGCGGAGAGTCAGAGAGACATAGATCTAACAGTGTAGTTGATTCTGGCTTATTAAATCTACTAGATGGAGTTGGCTTAATCTTTAAGCTTCCTACATTCATCATCGCTACTACAAACCACCCTGAGAGCTTATTATCATCTTTAGCTGATAGACCTGGTCGTTTTGACTTAATGCTTAAATTACAACCACCTTCTCATGAAGAGAAGATTAAGTTAATGGAGTTCATCTGTAAACGCGAACTTTCTCAAGAAGAAAAAGATTGTTTAGGTGTTAAAGGTACAGAAGATTTCTCTGTTGCTCACTTAGAAGAGATTGCAGTGCGAGCTGAACTTGATGATAAAACTCATGCTGAAGTAATTAAAGAGATTATCGACCACAAAGAATTATTCAAACGTGACTTTGAAGAGCGCGAGAGAAGAATGGGGATGGGCTTTGATTAAGTCCATGAATTCTAATGGAAAATTGGAAGAACTATTTTGAAGTAAAAGAAGTTGATGAGAGTGAAGAAGAACATTGGGCGTTAGATGTGTTCGAATATCACTTAATTAATAAACATACTGGTGAAGTTCTTGGTATATATAAAGATAAGAGATATGCTGAGAAGCAAGCAAAATATAAGTATAAGAAGATTCTCAGTAAGCTTGAAAAGAGTTTATTAGGTTAAATCCATATTGTGTTTAGATTTGTCCTAAAGCCCTTAGCATACTGGGAAGGTATGCCGGAAATTGGTTTTAGCGAAAGCCATGCAGCACTCTAGTAGTGGCCGTAGCGACTGAGGACCGTAAAGCATGATGCAGGTTGAGTGGTGGGCGCGCTTTTGTGCCCATATTCCTTTTATGAACTTGTATGGAGGATAGAGATTTCATAAGGACTCAAGTGTAGCTAGATATAACTATATCGGCAAATCTATAAAATCCAGACATGGAATTATGTATCGAAAACTTAGTTGTACTACTCAGGCTTCTTGGGCTCAGTGCCGTCTTGAACGATGGGTGAATCATCTACAAATAGATGTGGATCAGCCGCTTCTTTCTTAACTTCATTAAATTCTAATTTAGGTACTTTAACTTTATTAATCCTAGAATAAAGATCCCTAATAAGATCCTTCATCTCTTTAATGTTTGGCTCTCTCTTAAGAGCAGCATATCTCATCTTTCTTAAGTTACCGCGCTTTTTAGGTTCTAAGATCTTATCAGCTAACCCTAACGACACCGCTTCGTACGCAGACATATGTAGATCACGCTGACATACATCTTCCCAGAAATCTGCAGGCATGCGACTGTTCTCTTCATATATGTGATATAAGATCTTCATTAGCCTTCTATCTTCTGTAGCTTTAACTTGAATATCTGTATGTCTACCATCAGATGAAGTTGATAGTTCATGAACCATTACAGTAGCATTTGGATATAGATACCTCTCGTCGCAGGCAGCCATTATGAAAGTGGCTGAGGACATGATTGCTCCACCACCGTAGAACTTAATTTGACATGGGCATGCTAGGATCTCATCGTGTAGTCGTAGCATAGCGTAAATGTCGCCTCCGTAAGAAGACATATGTAACTCAATTGGTTTACCTGGTGCATCCTTAGCCATTCTATGAAGTGCTCTAATAGCATACTCAACTGAGGCTGTAGAAAAGTCAGTACTTTCATTAGGTTCAGCTGAGTCTAAGTTAATACCAAAGTAGATACGGCGATTTTTTAAGTCGACCCCGTAGGCTAAATTGTCAGTTAACTCAGTAAATGTAGCCATTTAAACTTACTCCCTGGTAAAATAGATATAGGTATTATACCTGGTGAGGAACGAACGTGAAGAAAGAAGAGCTAATCTATCTAACTTTGAGGCAACTAAAAGACAGTCTAAAGACTTCGCCTCAAAACTTCAGAATTGAAGATCCTGAGTTGGGTAGTATTAATGGCGGCTTTCATGGACCTACGATTATCTGGCAGTTTAAAGTTGAGATAAAGCCAGGTGAATTTATAACTGATCCACTCAATGCTACTAAGACTGTAATAGTTACACATAATAGAGTTCGCAATGAGATAACTTGCCTAATATACTTCAGAGAAGTTAATGCTGCAAGCTCCGCTATGATGCCAGAAACACAAGCAGTATTTAAGTTACACAAATGGTCATTCATCAATAGAACGTATCGACAGTTCGAATCAATTAGAAAAGACTTAATTAAGATGCGTAGACAAAAAGAGTATGTTGATTACTTGCAAAAACTTAATAAGATCTTCCCTTCAACTCACGAAGAAGACTTATTTAAGTAGATAATCCGAAACAAATAACCTCTGTAATTAGAAAATACCTAATGTTGTATTTTCTGAATTTATATTAACTTAGAGGTTATCATGTCAAAGAAACTAAAAGTAGAAAGTATAGAAGAATATCTTGCAAGAGGTAACACCATTAAGATTCTTCCCACTGTTGAATATAAGCGCCAACCGGATGTTATCCGTAAAACCGTTGTTGGTCCAGCGATATTCTTAACGCTTGAGGAAGCAGATTTATATTATGGTGAAGCAAAAGAGAATCTAAAACCAAAGAAACAAAAACAATCACCACGCATTGACATCAATGCTCTACCGGAAGCTTTAAGAGCTAAAATACTTAAAAGAATTAAGGAGGAATCTCTTGGCGAAGAAGAAGACTTCTACGAAGAAGAAGATCAAGACTAAATTAGGTCAAGGACTTATTAAGGGTTTGAAAGAGGCAGTTGCTGCCGCAGCTGCTCCTGCTGAAAAACCTAAAGAAGAACTTAAGACGATGGATCCAATTGATCCTGGCCTAGTTACATTAGCTATGTCTCAAGCAGATCTAGCTATGTATATAAATTTAATGCATGTTTGTGCTCAGACTTTTGAGAAACTTGCTGCTACTGCAGCAGAGCAAAATGAAGAGGCTAGTTTTAATGTATATGCTGCACGCTATAAATTAACTATTAATTTTGCCCAACAACTAGCTGCCTTAGCTAAGGTTGGAGAACCTGAAAATAGAAACGTGCACTAGAATCCGATTTTAATTATTATTAAATAAAGACAACATTCCATTAGGAGGAGATAATGAAGCCAAGTAACATTCCAGTGGTGTTAGATTTAGCACTTGAAGCAAGACGCCAAGGTAGAACGCTTAACCCAATCTTTACAGGTGAAGCTGGTCTTGGTAAATCAGAAATTACCCAATCATGGGTTAAAAAACAACGCGAACGCAACCCTAGTTTCGGATTTGTTGACTTACGTATCGCTTACATGGAAGCACCAGATTTAATCGGTTTACCTGTTGAAGAAGTTGTTAACGGTAAAGGTCGCACTCGCCATTTCTTACCAGAGTTCTGGCCAACTGAAGGTGAAGGTTTGATTCTTCTTGAAGAACCGAATCGTGGTACGACAGGTGTAATGAACTGTCTAATGCAGCTTCTTACTGATTTTAAAGTACATAACTACACATTACCTGCCGGTTGGTTAATCGCAGCCTGTATCAACCCTGACTCATCTGAGTACGATGTTAATACGATGGATGCTGCTCTTAAAGACCGTTTCGTTGAATTCGAGGTTGAATTCGATCACATGTCGTTCATCGACTTTATGTCTGATGCTGACTGGCATGAATCTGTTCAAATGTTCGTTTCTTCTGGTATTTGGACTTATAAAACAACAAAAGAGCTCGGTAAAGATGGAAAATATATCTCTCCACGTACTTGGTCAAAAGTAAATGCAGCTGAAAAAGCCGGTGTAAATAAAAACCGTGCATTACACAGATTGACTGTTCAGTCTATCTTAGGTAAAGACATTGGTAATGAATACCATAAGTTCTGTTACGATTCAGCTCCAGTAACAGCTTCAGATATCTTGAAAGATAAAACTGCAGCATTCAAACGCTTAGTTACTCAATCAGATCCTTCAACATACCAAGGCGACATGATCGCTGCGACAGTTGAATCGATCGAAAAAGCTTACGGCGGATTGAAGAAAGATTGCAAAAACGATCAGATCGACGAAGATACAATGGTAGAAGTTGCTAAGATTATCCCTGCTGACCACGCTGTAAATCTGATAAAAGGATGTGGATATAAGCAAAGTAGAGGTCAAATAACTACATTCTTTAAAGAGTTTACAACTCGTCATCCAGACTTAGTAAAAGTTCTAAAAGACAACATAAAAATTAGTCGCGCAACTAGCGTACCTACAAAAACTAAGTAACCCATGGTCAGAGGGTATAATCTTTAAGAGGCTTTATGGAAAAACGAAAGATTTACTTAGTAAGTGGTATATCTGGCTCAGGGAAGAGCTGGGTATGCTCGCAATTAACAGACAAAGCTATATATATCGATGCTGATTCACTCTCAGTTGAAGATGCCATAGATTTTATGGTTAAAAATAAAGGTCCATTTTTGTATGATTTACACAAACCTGTGTCAACCTTTATAAGGAAGAACAGCGATATTTTTGATATTTGTTTAGTAGTGATACTAGGTGATTACTTAGAAATTAAAAGCAACTTAAAAAAAAGAAACCCTGCTTGGACTTATAGCGTTGGCATGAAAACTAGATGGAACAGAATGCACAATTTATCAAAGCACGTTAAAGCAGTATTTAGTGGGTCAGCAAGAGACGTCCTTAAATTCTTAAAAAGAGATTTAGACGATCGAGTTCATAAAATATATAAAGCCACTTCACCGAGTGGAAAGGTTTACATAGGTAAAACATCAATGGAATTATCACAAAGAATAGCCAGTCATAAATATGACGCCTTTAAACGTCAAAGACCGTGGGCATTCAGCGCTGCACTAAGAAAGTATGGTGATCAAATTACATGGGAAATACTAGTAGACAACATTCAGTCCTCCAAAGAGATCTCCTTCTTAGAAAAGAAATATATTAAGGAGTATCAATCCACTAACCCTAATTATGGGTACAATTTAACGTTCGGTGGAGATGGAGGTGGTCGCTTAATAGGAGAGTTTGCTCTAAAAAAGTCTAATAATCTAAAAAAATACTATGCCTCAGATAGAGGACAACAGATGAAAGAGCATTTGCGCAATACATCACTCGCAATGCGCAGCACTAATATTAATAATACTATTAATGAAAAAGTTAAGCAAAAAAGATCATCTATAGAGTCAAGAAAAAAGACATCAGAAGCCAATAAAAAACTTTACTCAGATCCAGCAATGCGAGAAAAAATGTCTCAAATTAATAAGGCTTCATATAGTGATTTAGAAGTTAAACGAAAAGTTGCTTTAGCAGTTCGCGCAGCTAGAGCGAAAAAATTTGATGTTTTTAAATTAGATGGTACATATGTTGGGCAATGGGATAGCGCTTCGACTTGTGCAGAAGACCTTAATATCTCAAGAAACGGAATATCGAATTGCCTTCATGGTAGGCAGCAAACAGTTGGCGGTTTTAAAGTTAAATATGTTTATTAAAACCTAATGGTTTCCCAGGCAGGTGAACCTCCTCCCTAGCCTGCCTGGGTTTTTCTCTCTACTGAGGGACATGTGAACTGATATTCATATGTTTATCGAGTATAAAATTGGCGATCAAGCTTGGCAAGCAGATAAACACCATGTTAAGCATATAGAAGATAATATGGGTCATTTAATAGAGATTGATTATGCCCATAGATATTACCAGCTATTTGGACGTCTCGCTGGGGTTAGGTACGATGGAATAGATGCCCTAGGTCTTCCAAACGATGTTTCCTCCATAATTAAGGGTGGGTAGTGATGGACATGGACGTAGTCATTTATATTCCTGTCTTGAAGAGTTTGAGAAGATTATAGTTGAAGAATATGAAGGTCTTAACAGTGCGGCTCCGAAAGCTTTTCGCAGTAATGATGAACAATATCGCTACGGCAAATTTAGCTATATCAATATAGCAGCTCTCTGCAGAGATCAAGTAGATAAATTTAAGGTGGAGCTAGAATCTGAGAAATACCTTCTTGGTCAAGATATGAACATTGAAGTGCAGTGTAGACTTGTTTATTTCTTCGATAACTAAAACCCGATACGATAGAATCCTGTAGTAAGGAGATAGTATGTCATCAAGACTTAGAGACCCAAAACAAATTAAAGAACAAATGGACAAAGAGTTCGTCTCGGTAGAGGATAAATCGCAATGTTTAGCGACAGCCATCTACGAAACATCTAAGTCGCACCCTTTCTTAGGTTCAGTTCTTCAATGTTTAACGATTCAATATTCTCACCAATTACCAACTGCTGGTATCTTGTTCAATACAGATGCTAAGCGCTGGGATATGCTAGTTAATCCATACTTTTTCTGTAAAAAATTAAATGCAGCTCAACGCAAAGCTGTTCTAATCCACGAATTGTCACACATCACGCATAAACATCCACTACGTGTACCATTCTTAAAGATTTCTGCTCGTAAGCGCATGCTTATGAATATTGCAGCTGATATGGCCATCAATCAGTTTATCAAAGATCTTCCATCTGGATGTCAACATTGTCCTCCAATCGAAGCTAAACAACCTTGCCCAGACGAAATGTGTCCAGGTCGTTGCATTGATGTTAAAGATTACTACGATGTTGATGAAAAAACGCAAAATAAACTTCCATGGCCTACAAACCAAACAATGGAAGCTTATTATGAGCGTTTAATCAAAAGATTCGAAGACCCAGATAAAGATGATAAAGGCGAAGGTAACGCTGGTGGCGGTACAAATACATCTGATCTACCAGACACTATCGATGAGCACATGTGGGACGGAGCTGGTGATGAGAAAGAGATGCTTGACGCTACTGAGGAGTTAGTTAAGCGTGCGATGGTTAAATCTCGCTTATCTTACGACGATTTGCCAGGTCACATTAAAGATCTTTTAGAAGAGATCAAGACTCGCCGTGCAGAATTAAATTACAAAGCTTTGATTATGGCTGCTATGAAGAAGCACGCTTCTGGTCACAACCGTAAATCAACTTGGAATCGTAAAAATAAACGTCTTGGATTTAAAGCTCCAGGTACTAAAGTAGGTGATTTACCTAAGCTCGAGTTATATCTCGATACTTCTGGCTCTATCTCTACGGAAGAGCTAAATGAATTCCTTGAGATCGTTGATCAATTCTTAAAAGTTGGTGCTCGTAAATGTAACCTATCTTTCTTCCATACAGAGTTGTACGGTAGACAGCCGTATAAGATGGGCACAAATATTAACAAGAATGATATTCAGTCTGGCGGCACAGAGTTAACTCCAGTTCTACAAGATATTTTTCAACGACGTGGCGATTTAAGTATCATCATCACTGATGGTTACTACAGCGATGTCCCTATTGAATCATGGATGAAGCCTGGTCAACAATTTCCGCAAATTCTTTGGATTATCTCTAAGGGGGGCATAGAAAAACACCCTTTAGCGAGAGTCGGCAATACGGTCAAGGTGCCAGACTCTTCTTCAAGTAAGAAGTAAATGTGAGTAAACCTGGATTAGGTGGAATGATGGGTAGACTTTTTCATATTGCTGATATTCACGGAGAGTTAAAACTCCTAAATAAACTATTAGAAACTCTACATAAAGATCATGCTTTAGATCTCTCTAAAGATAAGATCATATTTACTGGCGACTATTGTGATAGAGGTCCAGATACTTATGGAGTTATCGAGAGACTTAAGAAGTTAAATGAGGCACATCCAGATAATGTTATCTGCTTAGCTGGTAACCATGAGTGGATCAATATCTTATACTTCACGAGACACCTACCTGATGATGTTTGGTTGTTCGATAATAATGGTGGACCACAAACTCTTCAGAGTTATCAGATGGCTGGCTTCAGTAAGATGACTCACGACCACATTCAATGGCTTTCCAACTTACCCTTTAAACATGAAGAGCCTGGCTTCTTCTTTTCTCATGCCCCAGTTCCAAGGGAAAATAGTAGGAATATAGCGAATAGGGGTTTAGAGATAACCCCTGATGAGTTAATCTGGGGAATTTGGGATGGAGTAGGTGATGAATTCAACATGGCTAGAGATCACGGGAACGGCATTATAGGTGTTTGTGGGCATATCCATGCAATCAGAAAAGGCCAATTTTACCCTCGCTTCTATCTCCATTATATTTATGGAGATTGTGGAGCGGGATGTTCACCAAAAGCTCCTTTATGTGCAATTAATGTTATAACAAGGGAAGTTATCTATGCTTGGCCAGATCAAAAAGTGCAGTAAGCATGAAATCTCTAAGCCAATATAAGCTACGATTAATTCCTTACCCAATCCAGTGGTAAAATAAGCCTCATGAGCGATATGAAAGAAGTATGCGAACAATTAGAAAAGAAGTGCCCTCGTTGCGGTAAAGCATCAGCCAACTCATCTAATCCTAGCGGAAGATGCTCATCTTGTCTTAAAAAACTTAAGATAGCTAAGAAAACACCTGGTTCAGCTCAGAGGGCACAAACTAAGGCGGACGATGCATTAAGACGTCAAAAGGGTAAGAACGGCACAGCTTCAAAGAAGCATTCTGGTTTGGGTACGCGTAAATCTATAGTGAAGCAGATTCAGTCAGCTGAGAAGAAGACTGGTCAAAAACTATCACTGGATCGTAAGGACAACTCAAAAGGTTACGCATCATCTAATACAAGAGCAGTCCCTGAACATCTTAATCGCGGTAGACATCATGTTGATGAGAAGAAACTTAAAGCTTGGAAGAAACGCTTAAAGAAGCACGATCTAACTGCAGAAGAGTTCTATACTCTTATGAAGGCTAAATTTGCAGCCGACGAAGTAGTGTCAGAACTAATCAAATCACTTGGACCTGAAGGTCTAGATAACTATATCAACGCTTTTGACGAAGACGTTGAAAACACCACAGAATAATACGATTGTAGAATCCCCTTAAAGGATTATATTAAAGGGTAAAATTTATATGTTTGCAACCATTTTATTATGGTTCGCAAGCGCTTTTATTGAGTTTCTATATAGTGGTAACGTTACATAACTGATGTCTATTATTAGCTCAATACTATTTACTATCACCTACTTACTGAGGAAGAGAATGAGAGCAGTAGAAGTGCTAAGTAAAGTTACAGGTCTAACGCAAGGCCTATTTAACGAAATTTCCTCTAAGACTAGAGGTATGCTTCCTAAAAATATCTTTGAATGTCAAGCTGAATCCGACGAATATGAAGTTCTTCTTAATCAGAAGAATGAAGTTCTTCAAATTAAGAACGCATACACAACTTGGGATAAAGATATCATCAACTCTCTAATAACAGAACCTGTTCCTCAACCTGCCCAACCTAAAGTTCAGGCTAATCTACCACAATTAACTCCAAATGTAGTCAATACATTAGTATTATCCACTTTATTAGATCCAAGCTCACTATCTGTTGCTTGTAGTGATAAGTTTGCAAAAGAAGCAAAAGAATGTGAAGTTACGCTTATAAAGTATTATCAAGATTATTTAAAAGAAGATTGGACTAAAAAAATACAAGACAGAATATAAGAAAGCTATAGTCTTACAGCACTGTAGGGAAATAAGGGGTAACTAAATGATTTCTTACAAAAAGATGTCTTTATTCGACACTCCGCAAGAAAGCATCATCATACATACCTGTAATTCTCAGGGTGTTTGGAGGTCTGGTATCGCAAAACCTTTTAAAGAGAAATATCCATTAAGCTTCATTGATTATAATGGTTTTTGTACTAATGCAAATAAAACTAGAGGTTCTGCATGCGGTAGAGCATCGCTGTCCCAGTTTCATGAAACTGAGCCTCACTGGGTTGGATGGATCGTAACTTCACATACCTATGGAGATCTTAAAGATCCGCCTGAGTTAATTAAGATAAATACAACTATGGCATTGATGGAGCTATGTAAGAAGATCTATATGGCTCACTCTAAAGAAGAATACCCTGAGATCAATGTTTATTCAAATAAGTTTAACTCAGGTCTATTTGCAGTCCCATGGGAAGAGTCTGAGCTTATCTTGAATACAGTTTTAAAAGACTTTAAACGAATCAATTGGATAGTCTGTGACCCAGACTTATATGATTATAAGGGGTAATTATGATTGTACTTTTAACTTTATTAATGTTTGTGTTTTTTATTGTCTCATTAAGTTTAGAGATTTCTAAAATAAATAATAAACACTCTAAACTAATTAAGAACGCAAAAGTTAAAGTTATTAGTGGTTTTCATATTAATAGTGAGGGTACTATAATTGGTTACAACCGTAAGAATCACACCCACTCAGGTGGACTTTTTTCAGATGCTTTATATGTATCTGAGCACTGGGTTGTAAAATTAACCACTGGTGAAGAAATTACAGTGCGTTTTGACGAAGTAGATCCAATATAAGAAACTATTGGTACAGTATAATCAACCGAGAAGGTCCCTAAATAGATACTACGCGGCATCTTGGTCAAAAGAGTATCTGAAAAGTAAGTGAAGACCTAAAACTAATACCCGTTTTCTCTATCTGTTCATTATCTACCTACACATGGGCTCGAAAGAGTGTATATTCCTTTTAATGAATAATATCCTCATGAGTTGGAATAAAGATACTTATTGTTATAAATATAAGCGCGAAGTTAAATTTAACCATACTGAGTGGTCTTATTCAGATTGCTACGACGAAGATTTATACCATGACTTAATGAATGATAGGTGGTTGTTTTATAACTGGTGTGACTTCGGAAACCCTAAGAGTATAGAAGAACTACATCAATACAGAATCTTGACACTACTACACAAACTAAAACTTAAAAACCCTATAAAAGTAATAGACCAAATTAGTTGGTATTAAGATGGCGCAGCGCACACCAACAGGAATCGAGTCTGGATAGCCCGTAGACAGCCGGGTGCGCTTCCACTTAATCTAAACCAAATCCGTCTTGATCCATTTTTTGCATCGCTAGTGTAATTGTTAGTGCGACAGCCTCCAAAACTGTTTGACTAATTCGATTCCTAGGCGGTGTGCGCCATCTTGTATAACAGAATAATGTCTACTGCTATTTTTGTATATTTAATACTTACTTTAACTTTCAGCGTTTCGCTATCTATAGCACTATCAGAATCCCCTAGATTCGATGAGAAAATTAGCGCAATATCTATAATTTTCTGTACAATATTTTGGCCAATATTCTTAATAGCTATTGGGATTCTTAGTGCAATAGATATTTATAGAGATTACTTATCTAAACAGGCAAATAAGATATTCAACAAATATCATTTTGGTGCAACTAAAACTGACACATTTATGACCCTACTATCGGAAGCATCGGATAAAGACTTAAAGATTATCTTAAGAGCAGCTGATAAAAAGGTGATAAGTATAAATGATAAACACATAGACTTATTAAAAAAAGAGATACAGAATAGAAAATTTGAAAAAGAGGTTTTAGATGGCTAAAAAGAAAAAGTCTGAAGAGGTTGTTGCGGATCAACAAGCTGAGAAATCAGCTGCTGCACCTAAGTCTTTAGGTATCAAAGTTAGATTAGAGAAGTCAATTTCTGGCAGATTAACTGTTACCGTTAAACTTTTAGATGGCGATAATGTTATTGCAGAAGATTACGATTTTGTACAGGTAGATTAAAGAAAATACAGATGAAGGTGTGGTGAACCTAAGGAGGATTGTTGAAATTGCGATACTTAAACGACCCAGTATTGAGAACAGAGAGTGAGCCTGTAATAGAAGTAGAACTAACAGATATATTATCATATATCCCTGAAATGATTAAAATCATGAATGCTGAGGGTGGTGTTGGATTAGCAGCTAACCAAGTAGGTATAGCTAAAAGATTCTTCATAATTAAATTAGATGAAGAGGTTAAGTTAATAATTAACCCAACTATCCTTGAAATAGGCAATACTTCTAAATATGAAGAGGGTTGCTTATCTATACCTGGAGCTTCTGCTGAAACCTATAGAGCTAGGTATATAAAGATTAAGTATAAAGATAATTCATTCAACGATGTTGAACAAGAATTTAATGGTCTTGCAGCAATTGCGATTCAACATGAGATAGATCACATTAATGGTAAACTATATATAGATCATCTGGAGCCAATGAGAAGATTACTAATAGCTAATAAACATAGGGATTTTCTTAATAAGAAAGGGAGAAAGTAGTGGATATAGGGATGCTTTTAATTAGTTTTGTTTTAGGTATAATTCTTGGATTCTTAGTATCTATTGGAGTTATTCTTTACTTAGGTAAAAAGTCGCTCTCTAAAAAATTAGAGAATAAGTTGGAATCTGTTAAGAAAGCTACTAAACAGATCGAATCTGTATCAGAACGCATGAAGAAAGTTAAAGAGATAACTAACGAGCAGTTGGGTATGCAGGCTAGAGCAACCATGCCTCAAAAAAATGGACTAGATGGTAAGTATAAAAATGGACTCATCTCTGAGATCAAGAGACTTGAACAAGAGAAACATGAGATCTTAAAATCTATATTAAAAGATGGTTTCGATCTAGAGATCACAACGATCGATGAAACTGGAGTAGTTACTTCAATGAAACTATCTCAATTTATGGCAGATCAAGGTATTGTCTTCTCTAAAGAAGAAACTATAAAAGAAAAAACTATAAAAGAAGAAACTATAAAAGAAGTTAAAACTAAACAAGTCGGAAAATTCACTATTATTAAGGGTGGAAAAACTTCTCACTAGGGGAAGTTGTGGTAATTGTTACTAAAAATCAATACATCTTGGCTTCTAAGATTCATCTCATCACTATGGGTGAGCAAGTTAACTTTAGAGAAGTTGCTGTAAATGGTAAAGCTAACACCGTGAAAGAGTCCTACTTTCAAATCACAATTGTATATTCACCTAACGATATTAATACTCTCAAAACAATCACCATAAATCATCAGATGGGCTTTTACAACATGAGATTAATTTTTTGTAAATCTGCCTTAGACCGTTATCCGAATAAATATACAAAAAACATGAGAAAAGATTATTTGCGGCAGAAACTGAAGCCGAGAGAAGGTTTTTAAGTGATGGTGTATAAATTATATGACTTAGACTTATCTAGCTTAAATGATGAGCAGTTAGAGGCATATTATAGTTTTGTAAACTAGTTTTAATGCACTCAGCTCAAGCTGAAAGTTTAACTCATATTTACAAAGAATGGGTCCACACTGAGCAGCAAATAATTAACGACACAAAATGCCGACATATAGTCTGCATTTTTATAAAGAAATTGACGGTTTCATGATAATTATATACACTATATGCAGAATGGAAAAAGATCTGAAACGAGATAGAAACATTTTGAAAGTAGGGTGGGACACACCCGAATATACACCTGTGGAGAGAGGAGTCACTAATGTTGTATAAATATATGCGCTCTTTCTGTACCGAAGACATGATCTCCCTGAATCAAGAGCATACTAAAAACACTCTAGTTCTTCTAGAGGCAATAATGGAGAAGCACAATGACAAATAAAAAGCAAGAAACTGAAGGTTTAGATTTTGAAGTAAATTTAGAAGAAGAGACTGTTGAAGTTAAAAACTTCAACAAATATAATCGTACTATCACTAATGAAGATATCTTAAAGTACGAACCAATGATAGAAAAGTATATGAGAGATTCAGTTGTTAAAAACTGGAATGAAGCTTCCCTTAAAAAAGGTCAAGGCGATATCTCATTAGGTAACACAGGTATGTCAATTAACGACATTAGGCAACACCTAAGAGCTGAAGTTTGTGTTGCACTATATAACTATAATCCAGATTATAAAACAAAAGAAGGTCGATCTGTTAAAGAATCTACTTTTGTGTTTCAACATTTATTTAACCGCGTCGGTCAAATGATGAAGCGATTAACTAAGAAGCGATATGGATATGGTGTCTGGACTCAAAATATAGAAGAAACTCTATGGGAAACCGATAGGGACTAATATGACATTAATACCAGTAGATGGCAAAATACCTATACAGGTTCAGAAGACTTTTATAGAAAGCAATGCGAGACCTTTGCTGTCCATCTAATACTAGATGATAACAACATACTCCTACCTATGAATATAGATGTGTTGAGCTTACCTACGGACCCAATAATGTCTAGAATACCCTCTATTAAATATTGGCCTCAAAATGGTCAACTTATAGCTGGATCATTTGTTGCTAGCATGGTTACCAGTGGACGATTACCTTACAACGATGTGGATATTCACTTTAGATCCATAGCAGCAGATGTAAATTATTTATTCATTGGAATGGTTTAAGGATGGTAGGAAGGAGTTAGTTTGGAGCACATATGCACATATGCACATATGCACATATACTGCACGGTCGATGGAACTAAGATAAACTTAATATGGGGAATAAGATATGAAGGTCCGCATGATCTTCTGTCAGGATTTGACATGAGGTGTTGCTCACTAGCTTACTGTCCAATAGAAAGAAATTCTTCCGTATAGAAGGAGCTATCGATGATATTTTCACTAAAACACTAGTATTTAATCTATGCCCACGTGGAGCAACGATAAACAGATTAGTTAAATACATAGAGAAAGGCTGCAAATATCAAAGGCTGTTCTTCGCTTAACTCATTCGTAGCGAAAAGTACAATCCTGTCTTAGAAGCTACAACCGAATATAAAGGAGATTAAGGTGAATATTTATGAAACTGCTTCTGAAGCATATCTTGGAACACTAAAAGATGTCTACTTCAACCCTGACGTCAAAAGCTCGCCACGAGGCCAAGCTGTACGGGAAAAACTCGACTACAGCTTCCGCGTGCTGCACCCTACTAATGATCCTATCGTCACTAAAGATAGTAAGCGCAACGAAGTAATTGCAAGCTACACCAGGAAGGAGGTGGAGCTGTATGATTCCTGCACGAATCTTGCAGAGGATTTTGGACGAGCATCAAAGTTTTGGCTATCTCTAGCTAACCCTGACGGTACTGTCAACTCGGCATACGGACACCTAATCTGGGCTAAGCGGAGCCACGGATCTGACTTTGAAACCGAAACATTCGTCACAGCTCCGGCAACAAAGCCTGGCGAAGGTAGCGTTTACGCAACGCGCGGCGTCAGACGTACCCCATGGGAATGGTGCGTAGAGTCTCTAAAAAGAGATAAAGACACTAGACAGGCAGTTCTTCGTTTTTCACTACCAGAACATTTTTGGATGGGTAATAAAGACCAGACCTGCACTCTTAATGGTAACTTTTTAATTCGCAACGATCAACTACACTTTTCTATAGTTATGCGCTCAAATGACCTAACTCTTGGCCTAGTATATGACATGCCATGGTTCATGGGACTTATGGATAGGATGATAGTTGAGTTAAAGCCATCATATCCTAGTCTTACCAAAGGTCACTATACGCACTTTGTACATAGTTTGCATATTTATGAAAGAGATGAAGAAAAAGTTCTAAAAATGTTGGGATAGTTATGTCTAAGATTGTTAATAAAAGTTTAACAGATGGTAATTTAGTCAACGATATAGAAAATTCTACTTTTTCCACTACTAGTGGAAGTATTGCGCCAAACACTAACTTGCAAGATTTATTTAAAACTCTCTCTCGATTAGAGAACTATCTAAAGAAGAAACAGAAGAGATGTTAAATGACACTAACGAGTAGTGAAAAACAATTAATATTAGATAATGAGATTAGGTTAGATTCTATTCTAGGTCTCTTAGAGTCTGTTAGAAACTTTAATCTAGATGATGTATTGATTGCCTACTCTAACCCTTCTTTCTTTGAAACTGAACCAAGAATTGTAACTAACACTTACGGTGTTCCAAAGAAGTATAAGGTTACTCACATTGATAAATACGGTGTTCCTTATATTAAGGAGCTAAATAAGAAGGGTAAGCCTACTAGACACTTGATCGCAACTATCTCTTTTTTAAAAGATAGATATGGCACTTTAAGTGTAAGCCAAAACTATAAATATGAGATAGATCCAGATTATGCAGATGCAATCATATTAGGTGATGTTGATGGTTTTAATGCTTCAAAAAAACATAAAATCAAGTCCGATCTATTTAAAGAGATAACTAATCATAACAAATCATCAATAATTAAGTTTCCTTCAATAGAAGAGGCTGTTGTCTTTATATCCACTCTTAAACCTGGCGATGTACTTTGGACAACTTATAAAAATTACTTAACAGTACTCAATGTTATTCCGAAACTAGATCCATACACGTTAAAATCCGATTTTGAAGTTGAATTTCAAAGGGGTAGCGGGAAGATAGTTAAGATGAGTGCTTGGGACATATCAATCAAAACTTTTTACCGAAACGCTCCAAGAACTTATAAAGAGTTAAAAGATCTGAAATAATATACAAATAAGAGGTACAAAATGTCACAAAATCTTAATCTTCCAGTAAAAAAAGGCGATGATTTTATTGGCGAATTAGAGATAATGGATCTATCAGAGTTGAGGGATAAACAATTCTTAGTTGCTGTAAATCAAGGCGACCGTAGTGGAGTTAAATTTCTTTGCTCTACTATTCGCGGACCATACTCTTTTGAAGAGATGTGTGAGGCAATCGGTGTTATGTGGAAAATCCATCAACACCATGGTAAAGCAATCATCTTACAAAAAGATGCAGCCGCAGCACCTAAATATCTAGATGAAAATACAATCGATTATATCGAAGCAAACTTCGAAGACATTATTACAGAGTCAATGCTTAATGGTGTTTTTGATGATGATAAAGAGTATACTTGTCGCGCTGGTGTAGTTGAGGGTGACAATTCAGATAACCCTCTAGCAGAGAAGAAAGAAGAAATCTCCGGTAACATCGAAGAGGATATATTGTAATGTTATTAAACAAGGTCCCAGTTCTTGACAAAGGGTATGTAGCTCTTGTTGATTGTAGTAATACAACTCGCAAGCTTCGTGACATTGGCCAAGAGTTTTTCGACAATGGCGAGTACCCAACCTCCCTAGAAGAACTTGGGACCTTAACTTTAGTTATTAAGTGTCCACTATTTGTTCAATTAAATATATCTAAATTTAATCTTAAGATAATCAATGTACCAGATAAAGAACAACACGCATATTCACCATCAGTTGGCGAAATCGGTTCTCCCGACAGAACTACTAACGAAGAGATTGCTGCTGATATTTCTCGCACAACTTCTGCCCTACTCATCAATCCAAAAGCATACCAAGCTGATGGATGTGATAGATTCGTTTCGCAAATAATAACACCTATAAATGTATACACAACTATAATAGTTCATGGTTCGTATAACGAATGGTGTAAATTTGCTTGTCAACAAGGATTTACACCTGGGCCAATTAAGGCCTATCATCAAGCAATTGAACAAATAATAACTTCGGAGTGGATGTAATGGCAAGACTAAAGGCAAAGAAAAAGCACGTATTTCAAGACCCTACTGTTGAAGAAATAGTAGAGATGGAGATAGAGGTTAAAGATCCTGTCACTGGAAAGATGATTAAGCAGAAAGTTAAAGTTAAAAAACTTAAAGCAATCAAGAGAGAGGAAAAAGTATTTGTTGGTGCTACATCTATTATAGATGAGATTGAGAAGAATGAATCTTTAGATGATATTGAAGTGGATACAGAGGAGTAATGGTTACGTATTAGTAGGGCTTCTTATAGGTATTCTAATCTTTATCGTGTTTAAAATTAGCCCTAACCCAAAAGAAGAACATTCAAATCAAATCGTAGTGAAGAAGAAACAATACCCTCCTCATCAGTGGTTTTGGCAAGAAGTAGTAGATCAAAATGGAGTAAAGCACGGGGCGCGAACGCATTGTTTGTAAAGTCTGTGATCCAATTAAGTCCGGAGATTTAGATGAATGATAAGTTCAAACTAACTCAAGAGCAAATACTTGAGATTCAGCAATTAAGGGAAAATAACCCAGTATGTAGATACCTAGATATGATGGAAAATTGTAAGTTCTCCATCGGTGATATTTTAGTTAAATATTCAGGTCGTAAAGACTGGAATAATTCTGGCAAGATTCGGTGGGAGTTGGAGATGTTAAGCCCTAATTCTACTATGCCTAAGAGATACGTCTATGTTTATGAAGATAAACACGGTGTTGGTTTTGTAAAAAGATTGAATATTAAAACTGGAGAACTATGTAAAGAAACAATATGTTTAGCTGATGTAGTTGGTACTCATAGCAACCTAACAAAATTCCAAGTTGATCCTGAATACATGGACTCAGTATTGTTAGGCGATGGATCTTTTGATATTAAGAAACTACACAAACAATCTCTAGAGAAAAAACAAAGAGTTAAAGAGCTAAATAAGAGCGCAGCTTTTGTTAGTTCAAAGCTTTCAGAGGTAAATAATTTTCTATCGCAAATTAAAGCCGGAGACACACTCTACTATTCTAGAAATAAAGATTACAGCGGAAACTGTTTTAGAGAGTTAAAAGTAGATAAGATGGCTAAATCATGCATTGCAAGGCTTGACCAGTACACTAAACAACATTATACCGATGTAGTAAACTCAGGTAAATTCATTATAGATGATAATAAAGTATACAGATTTATTGAAACAAATATTTGGGTAGATGATTCTGTATCTTCTCTTGATTTCTTAGATACCGCAATATGGTTAAATAAACCCATCGAATTAAAGGATAATGTAGTTTAATGAGGCCGTCGAAGATTCAAAATTATATGGATATTGCAGAAATCATTGCAGAGCGTTCACATGACGCTGAGACAAAGGTTGGTGCGCTACTCATTAATAATGAGTCTGGGGCTATTATAGCAACTGGCTATAATGGATTCGTTCGCGGAGCAGACGATTCTAAATTACCAAACACTAGACCAGAAAAATATGAGTACATACTACATGCGGAGCAAAATCTAATTGCTAATTGTGCTAGACATGGTATCTCTATGGATAATTGCTCTTTAATATGTACACTAAGTCCATGTAAACTATGCATGAGGATGTTATTGAATTCTGGTATCACTAAAGTTGTGAGCAAAAACCTATATAAAGATTTCAATGATATCTTAAAGATGGGCGACATCAATGTTGAAGTAAAGCAAGAATCAGATGGGTTTTGGCACTTAACGTATAAGGTTTAATATGAGTAAGATAGAGACGATTGTTTTTATAGGCTCAAATCCAAGCGAAAGATCTTACAGATTAGAGCCATTTTGGCACAACACTAAGAGTATGACAATGCTAACAAACTGGATAAACTCTATTCCAACTGCCGCATATCAAATGACATTTTTAAATGTCAGTAATCAAACTACACCAGGTAATAGACCTTTAAAAATATCAGAGATAAAGTCCAACTTACCTAGACTTAAACTTGATTTAGAGTTGTGTAAACCAGTAAAAATAATAGCGTTAGGTAAAACTGCAGCAAAAGCATTGACACTGCTTGGCCATAACTTCTATGAGATGCCACACCCAAGTGGTTTAAATAGACAGCTAAATAATAAAGAATTCATTGAAGAAAAAATAAAAGGGCTAGCTAGTTACCTAGCCAGCCCTTAACTAATTTTTATTAAATATTAGTTTGCAGCTTGTGCTTGAGCAATAATCTCATTACCAGCAGCTTTATTAGAAAGCTCTGCAATGATTCTACGCTTTGCATCCAATGTAAGAGCTTGAGCTCCAGCAGTTTCAACAGCAGCGATTAAGCTTTGTGCAGCTTTCTTATTAGCAAGAGCAACTTCAATAGCTCTCTTAAGTTTAGCACTTAAAGGTGCGGCAGTAACTAATTTAGCTTCTAACTCGTCAGCTAATGCTTTTCTAGTTAAAGCGTTAAGTAAACGTCTCTTAGTTTTTGCAGTTAACATAAAAACTCCTTGTACAGCTATAATATCACAAAGTTACTTCAAACCTTTGATACCAGCTATGATACCAACTATTGTAGCAACAATACCTAACCACTTACCGATCTGAAATAACTTATCTTTTCTGTAATGGTCAACAGCTTCTTTCTTAATTTTTTCTTGTTCAAGCGGAGATAGACGGTCATCTATTGTCTTAACTACTTTTTCTAGTAGTTCTGTTCTGTGCATGTGTTCTCTTAGAGATTCAGTATTTTCTTGAAGAATATTGTTCATGCGCTTGAGCTCTTCGTACATTCCTTCATCTTGCTTTTGATGGTCATCGAAAGCTGCTTTCTGCAAAGCAACTTCTTTATCGATTTTATGAACTGTACTTGCTACATCATCAAGCTTCTCTTGGATATAACTTATCTTCTGCTCTAAGTCCTTAGCCATGCCTTTAGCCCCACTGAATTAAACATCTCTCTCTAAAATTATACTATAGTTGGTACTTAGTTAGTAATAAGTTGGTATAAATTCTGAAACCATATGTGACCAAACCTCTAAAACCAAAGTTTGGCAGAATCACCATAACTGTCTTTAAGTTAAATAATCTAGATCTAACTATATGTGGTTATATGAACACACGATGGCCTTAATTTCTGAATTAGAATATAGAAAACAGACAAAATATTCAATGATTAATAATGCACAGATCATTCTAGATGGCGCCAAATTAATACCCCTGGTCCCTTTGACGCCTTTTGCAAATTGCATGCCCTATAAATCAATATATTATTCTATAGGAGTGTATCGGTTATGCGTGGTCTATAAGTGGGAGCACAACGATAGGTTACCAAAAATGGATTAATAGATCTGCGCCTAACTAGTACTCTCCCGAGTATATTGACAAGGCCCGTACCACTGAACATGAATTCCCGTGGACGGGTGTCTTCGTCAGTCTAGGACAAAAGGAGGAGTTGGATGGCTAACGAGTAGAATCTAAGTATAAATATATAATGAAGAACTTAATCGAACAAAGAATACAAGAACTCTCTAATGAGATTCAATCTCTAGCCCAAGAACGGGAAGCTATGAAAGCTAGAGATGAAGAGATTGAGGTTAGGATGCATCAGTTGGTTGGTGCGATATTCGAACTGCAGAATCTTATTAATCTGGAGAATCAACCTTCTGAGCCGATTGATCAAGCTTAGTTTTAGCTTTATCTAAAACGTCTTCAGCTAGTTTAGTTTCACCCTTCTGCATATATCTACCTAAGTATCCACCTAATGCAGCTAAAAGAAATTGAAATGAATAGTCAGCAGCCATCTTAATTTGAGCTAATGTAGCATCAGTTAAAACAAAAGCACCAGCAAGTTTAGCAATACCGGAAGCCAACATGAAGACTATACAGAGACCAAATAAGCCAGCAGAAAATACGACCAAAGCTGCAGTAATAGAACCTTGTCCAGTCTTAGGGTCTCTAACCGTTGGAACAGGTATTCCGCGCTTATTCATGTCATTAACAAAACTAATCCACTTGCTTTTTAAGTCATTAAATGCCATAAGTCTAATCCTATAGATATATTGTACCATGAAGGAGTGAGGGTATGGAGTTGGCAACTGTAATTGATCTTAAGTTTAAAGAAATTATTAAGAAACTAATGGAACAACCTCTACCCATTTAAAGCGTCTTATAAACTAGCAGGTATTGTTAAGAAGGTAGATGAAGAGAATGCTAGATTTGAAGAAGCTAGACAAGCTTCACTCAAATCTTTTGTAACTAAAGATGATGCCGGCAATCTTGAAGTAGATGCGAACAATAACGTAAAGTTTACTCAAGAAAACTTAATTGAGTTTTCAAAGCAATTAGTCGAACTAGGTCAAGAAGAGATCGAATTTCAATCTATCAAGATTTCTGATTTAGGTGATAAAGTTGAGTTAACACCATCAGAAATGTTAGTTATTGCTGATCTTTTTGTGGGATAAGTTTTAAAAAATCTGAACACATCTTAGCGGGTGTGACCATTGAGTAATTGTCATAGCCTGCGAATTTTCCACCTAGTTCATTGCAAAAATATTTATTTTCAGATTGCCAAGCATTTTCTTTAGGGAAATCTCTCTTTAAAGTCAAATGTAAAAAGAATCTCCAAGCAAAATAAGCAATTCCTGGCCAGTCATACTTCTTTCCCCAATAAGCTTTTACTTTTTCAAATACGGCTTGATGCTTCCAACTTTGACAACATTTAATCTTATAGCATTCTTCATTAATTTTTAACCAATTCTCATAAGGAACAATCCTTACGCCAGTGTCTAGAGTGGATTCAAATACTAGAGGCTCTAATCCTTCTTCTTCAATTAGTATTGCCATATGAGAAGGAACTTTAGCTAAATCTTTAACTAATAAACCACTAGCCCAAGCAATAATCTTTGAGCCAATCTTTTTATTCCTAGAAAATAAATAATATAAATTTGCCATATATAATTCCTACTCCCATCCATTTTGGGTCAAAAAATTAGATATTGCTGATATAACTTCATCAAGAATATCTGAATGATTAGGGTGCATTGGTTTAATCGCTGAACAAATTCCTCGGACTGTTTTTAATGCTCCCCCTTCTAATAATATTTTAATAGAAGCCATTTGAGAAGCTAATGTTGCAACATCTGCAGGAGTGCCTTCTCGAACTAATTTCAAGTTTCGAGCACCAATTTTGTCTACAGCAATAGGTAAAAGTTTTTCACCAAATTTTCTTTGAGCTGTTTGTTGGAATAAATCTTTTTCTTCTGTATTAAGTCCTACAGGAGGAACGAGCTTATTGCCTTGAAGAATCCAATTAATTCCTGGTTCAGGGATTAGGTCTTCAATGTCAACAATCATTTTAGATCGAGCAATCTCTCTAATTTCATCTTCTTCAACATTAATAATTTCTGCAACTTTATTATCAATTAAAATAGCATACTTCCTCATAATTACTCATCCTTTTTGGTTACAGCTAGGAATTCAACTTCTTCTTTTAATCTGAAGAAGCTGTCATAAATTCCTAAGTGGTTTAGGTATATCTTGCTGACAAAAGACTGTCCTAATCTTGTGATTGTTGCTTCAACCATAATAGTTCTTTCGCCATCCAACTCATTAGATAGTCCAAGGTTGGCTTGAGTAGGAGCAGCGATCCACCTTTTGTTCACTAGAGTTCCATTAACTGTATGAACTAGCGTTTGATTCCAATTATTTGTTATATCTAGAAAATAAATCTTAAAAACACAAGAACTTGAAGCCAATGTTTGTTCTGATTTATCTTGTAATGTAGCTACTATCTGAATACCATCAAAAGTTTGGGTATTAAATTTAGCCCAAAGCTTAACCTTTTGAGAATCAGGATTAAAGGCTCTATGTTTTTTAGTGAATAAGATAGAATTATAATCAGCACTCATAGTGATTACTAATTTTCTACCAGTTCTTAATTTTAATGGCTGGCAGTATTTACTATTAATTGTAGATTTAATCCTTCTTGATGCCATACTTATCCATTATAAAAATGTGATTGTAATTTAAGTACCCAATCATTTTTAATTTTTTGAGTTATAAGAGGGTTTGTTAAAGCCATTAATTTTAAAACAGCTAATTCAAAACTCAAAGTATTAATGTCATCAAGGATTAATTTTAGTTCAGGATCTTGGGTTAATGCCACTAAATTAGGAACAGTCCATACTCCTGCTCGAACACGAGCCATATTTTCTGTAGCCATTTCAGCAATAATTTTGTCCTTAACAGCAGCTCTCTTCATATATTTTTCGTAATCTTTTTCAGTTTGAGTCTTAAAAGTTTGAGCTACAATTCCGTCAAATTCATTTCTCAAACTTTGCTTATCTCCTTCAGATAAATTAGATATTGCAACTTCTAATTGCTCTCTGGTTTTGATAAAAATACCATTCCAATTAATCATTAGGCCACCTTCTTTAAGAAAAATAAGGATCCAAGACGAATGCTTACAGAGGTTCCAGTTTCAGATCTGAATTGAACGGCAACAGTTCCAGCAGTAGTTACGGTTAGATATCCGCTTCCTTTAACTAGAAAATTTGTATTTGCAGCATTTACAGATGCAGAAACTACGTTGTCTGTAGCTGTAATCTGATCATATTGAAAATCCTTAGCAGTTCCAGCAGCTGCTTGAGAAATATACCACTTAGCTAAGACAGCACTTAAAGCTGCAGTACCAGCTCCTACACGAACACCAACTCCAGTAGTAGTAGCAGTAGATTGACAAATAGCAAAGACATCGAATTTATAAGTCCCTATAGGCAGACTTACAGAAGTTAATTCAGTCACATTTGCATAGGTTGTAGAGGTACTATTTTGATTTGTAGTTGTTATTCTATATACATATTCAAAGAAAGATAGGGGGGTGATTTGACTCCAACCAGTTGTAGCTACAGTTGTTTTTAAAAATAAGAAGGACCCATCAGTTACTATTGCTAGTGAACCTATTGGGGCATCAACTCCTGAAGTAGCTGGTGAAGCATCTACTTCGTGAATCTCAATTTCATTTAAGGTAATAACGCCTAAACTAGCCAAGCTATCTCATCCTATTTAAGACTATTTTCCAAGTAATATCTGCACCTGCAACACCAGTTACTCGAATGTCAACAGATGTTCCATTGACTATTGGGGTAATTGTAGCAGCACTTATTGCAGCATCTTCAGAAGTATAATCTGTTTGCACTGTTAATATTGAAACTGTACCTGCATTATTTTTTACACGAATTGTTCTTTCATAAGCTACGGACTCATTAGCACCATTTGTTCTCAATCCTGTTACCATGACTTTTAATAATTCCACCGAATTTGTAGAAGTAGTAACAGAAGCAATTACAGTATTTACTGCACCACTAGTTGTTGTGCTATTTGCACTAATATTAAATTTGACATTGTTCTCTTGTAAATGTAATAATGATTCTGGGGTATTGTTTCCAATACCTAATCTAGTATTTGCTTCATCAAACGCAGAATTTGAACCTAGATTAATTTTACCTTTAGTAGCATTGCTTGTTGAAGATAAATTTAAATTATTAGAAGCTGCATTACCACCGTTAAGAGTTTGACCCCCTGCTCTACCTGCTAATAAAGTATATTGAGTGTGATCGTCATCCAATAGCCCTGGCAATGTTCCGTGATCAAGATCAGAAATTTGAGAAGAAGTAATACTAATAGGAGTATTAGCTGCACTAGTAATTTGACCTTGAGCATTAACAGTAATTGTAGGTACAGATCCAGCTAATCCATAAGAGTTAGCTGTTACACCTGTATTAGAAATTGCTATTGAAGGATTTCCAGCAACACCGTCTCCATTGGTTATAGAAATTCCTGTACTAGCTTGGATACTTCTAGAAACAAATGTATCTAAGGCTGTTTGTACTAAGATCCCGTTGGAATTAAATGCTGCTAAAGCTGCTAATGTAGGATCTGCAGCTTGTTTTTCAGAATCTAATTCATTAATTGCTGCCTGAACATTTGTTGCAGAAATATTTCCTGCAGGAGTATTAGTTATTTGAGAAGCATTATAGTCACCGCTTTGAGCAGTTACAGCTCCAGACCGTCCAAAAACAGAAGTTACATCTGAAGGAGATATTTCAATATAAATTGAACCAGACCAACGATAAGTCTTATTATTATCTAATGTTACATAGATCTTTCCATTTTCACCAGTAACAGGTAACGAAGCAAAATTTGCGTATTCTTCAACATCATCTACGAAACTAGGTAGTTGCGCAGAAGGAACCTTACCATTAGAATCTAGTGTTGCTAAACCATTAGGTTGGGCTTTTTGGGCTGTGATTCTAGCATCAGCTGCACTATTAAAATCTGAAACCTGAGAAGCTGTAATACTAATAGGAGTATTAGCTGCACTAGTAATTCTTCCTTTTGCGTCAACAGTAATTGTAGGCACAGATCCAGCTAATCCATAAGAGTTAGCTGTTACACCTGTGTTTGTTAAATCTGCTGTGATCTGATTAGCAACATCATTATAAGAAAGATTAATATTTGAAGTGTTCGCAAGTGCAGCACCAATAGCATCTTGAATATCCTCAGTAGTTGTTGTTGCTAAGACAGTCCAAGCCGTATCTGCTGTTCCACTCTTAATATAAGCAGTAGCTGTAGTCCCATCTTCAAAAATAGCCATTGATCCTAATGGAGCAACTGTACCTAAAGCTGCAGAAGGATCTGCATCAACCTCTAAAAATTGTTTATTATTTAATGTAATTAAACCGGTTACATTTGCCATCTTACTCTCCTAATCTTTCGATCTCAACAGAACCCATCCATTTTGTTAGGTTATTGGTTGCGCCTCTTACTTGTAATTTTACTACGTTTCCATCGGGGAATAATCTTGCATTAAAGCTATCATTGGACTTACTTGAAAAATCACTCTGCTCTATTTTTACTGCCTGAACATTCCCCAAATCTTTATAAAAAACAGAAGTCCTCTTTAATCCTGCTCTATTATTGTTTTCTTTACCTATAATTGAGAAGGTCATCATAACTGTTGAATTATTTTCTAATTCATATTCATAAATTGTTTCCCAATTAGTAGAAGAAAATTCCCCACTAATTAAGGTAAATCTTTCAATAAATTCGTTCAAAGCATTTAGAATCTCATCAGCATCTTCGATATTATGAAGACGCTGTCTGAATCTCTGTCTTGCTCTTAAAGAAATTGGAACCCCCATTATTCACCTAATGTGATAGCTACCACACCCTTTCTTACATGTGAGTCCGCAATTACTGTGATTTCTACCGTATAATGCGTTAAATCCTGGATAGCATCTGCTAATACCGGAGACATGTAATAAAAACCGTTCACGTCTGCCGCTATTCCGGATTCTGTGATACCGATCGTCACCCCATTTTGGTCTCTAATCACGAAAGATAGCGTTCCTAAACTTGAAGTCATTTGTTGACCATCTTTTGTCATCCAGAAAGTCCCCTGAAGCTGATTACTAGCGTTGATAGAGAAGATAGCTCTCGGCTCATAGGTAGGGTTAGCTATCAATGGAATCGCAGGCCCTACTGGAGTAAAAAGAAAGTTATTATTGACCAGAAAGTTCAAAGCCATCTTATGCCTCCTGAATCACTGGTCTTAGTTCTTGTGCGGGTAACGAGTTGTTAGTGTATCTCAAAAGTGTTCCAACCGTATTTGGGATGGTTCCAAGAGTTAGCCAATTTGCTCCGTTATCTATAGAGTATTCAAAGAACGAGCTGTTTGCCACAGTTGTGTGGTTGGCAACGAGCGTATCGCTTAAATCTCTTACTGTGTGTCGAAGATTTGGGACCGACCCGCTGTAAGCCTTCTTCAACCTGTAAACAACCTGATTGGTTGCAGGGTTGGTATCGTCATGGTTGTATTCCCAATTTGAAGAGATCTCATTGAGATCTTGAAGACCTAAAATGAATTCATATATCTGAGCTGGAATCGAAGCACCAAGTCTAAGCGTGTCGAAAAGAATCTTGAACTGAACCTGAGTCCCAGAAGTAAAAGCTGATAGATCTTCTGCCAATGGCAAAGACACCCATCCTCCTGAGATAACTCCAAAACCTGAAGTTCTATAATAAACTTTTAAGTCGCCAGTAGACTCAAGATATTTGTTTAGGGTTGTTATAAACTTATAAATGCTAGCAGGGGTATCTAAAACTTTTGTCACGATAAACGAATAATCAAACCTAGCATCGCTTCTCAAATCTGTTAGAAAGACTCCTCTTTGACCTGCGATGTTTACTGAGCCTAGTGTTGCTAACCATCCTCCTTGTTCAAGGCTAATTCCATTTATAGCGTTCATCTGATACTCGACGATATCGTTGGTAAAACCCTCAAAATATTTATTAGTGTTCCCGCCAAAGATAGCGTCGATAGAGTTGTTAACAACCTGCTTCATTACGAATACGTTTGAATGAGTTATGTAGATGGCCCGATCTAGGGCTGTAGACCATGCGGTAAATACTGCCGAAGGAGCTACTATCTGGTTCGGAGCCCCAAGAAGATTTGAGGTTACAAGACTAGGCCAAATAGTAATGCCTGCGGTCAGATCAGAGATTCGGCCAAGATAAAGATTTGACGTTGTTGCAAAAAACACGCAATCCTGTCCGGCGTTGGAGGTGTGCCCAGGAACCGCAAAATACTCATTGTCATTGCCTAACAGTGTGCCGGTTAACACAGGAAGATTTCCTGTTTTGAAAAGCCAGTTCGAACCAGTGGTGCCAAAGGCTCGGCCAACCTGTCCGGCAGAGATGTCAGTCGTAAAGTTTAAGACAGCTCCGCCTGATGTCGCCGAGATCTGATAGCTGACTCCAGCGACAGGATTTCTCACAAAGTAGGTAGTCCCTGCAGTTATACCGGCACCACCGGTGATAGAGGTAAAAACAATGGGATCATTGTCTAAGAAAGTATGGCCAGCATGTGAGATGATGTCTGTAGCGGCTACCCCTGTTACTGGGGCGGTAGAGTAGGTGGGCGTAGCTATCGCGTCGTAGACGTAGTATTGGTGTGTTGCGGACACTCCGTTATGTGCATATATTCTATTTTGAGTTTTATCCAAGATAAAACCCACAGTAGTTGTTTGAAGCTGACCTACTCCAATAGACGCCGGATCTTGCAAAAAATATACTGCTTTTTGATTGGTGCCTGTAGCGAAAGGGATAGTAGGAAATCCAAGTGGTGCGAAGTCTGTAAGGTTTATATTATTCACCATGTATAAACCTCCGTTGATCAGTATAGATCCTGTTGTAGCTAAGAAAATCTTCCATCCTGTGTTTCCATTATCAATAACTTTCAGTCCTCTATATGTGTGGGTAGTGGCGGCAACATCGGCTACTGCAAATTGAATTCTTCCTATGTATGCCAATGAGCCCGTAGTAAAATCAATAGTGTGCAGAAAGCACTGTATAAGTCCGCCAGTTTCTGTGTTTATAGTGAAAATCCTACCGTTGTCAGATATGAAAACATTTATAGCAGTCTGGCCTACGGTGTCAGTAATAATATCAATAAACTTATTGAGCGAGGGTCCTAAACAACTTTTTCCACTTAAGGTTTTTTGAAGAATTCTACCTTGAATAGTGGTCCTAGTTTGATCATAGGTCCCTCCTACTGAAGCTAATAAGTCCGCATTAATAAATTTCATCTTCTCTCCTATATAATCGACCAAGGTGCATTGGTTCTTCTATATCTTGTTCCATCGAGTATGTAATTAAAATCTCTTCTAACTGTAAATCCTGGAAATTTAGCACTTGTCCATTCAATTCTAATTATTCTTTGATTTTTAGTACCAAAATCCGCATAAGTATAAGTTGGATCAACATCATCTGATGCTAAAATCATTTGCCTTAAATTATTTACAAATACATGTTGAGTTCCAGAAGGAGTTCCGTCTTCTGTACCTATACTTAATCCACTATTTGATTGTAATTGAGTTAAGATTGATGTTAACAATATTTGAGTAGCATCATCATCAACCTTTAAAGTTCCATTAAGTAGTTGTGTTAAAATAGAAGTAAGAAGAACTTGAGCGTCTGTATCTTTAACGGAAACTTTTCCATTAGAGTCAACTTGAGCTTTATTAGCACCATCACTAATCCCTACTCTAAGATCTAATTCTGAATCTACTCTAAGGGAATGCTTAATTCCGGTTTTAGTACCATCTTCAGATCCAGTAGCATTAATAGAGTCAGGAGTAGTTGGATCATATCCGTTGGCCTCAATTTGAATATCACCAATATTTACAGATGCATTAACAGGTAAGGGATTTTCATTGTCATAACGTCTACCGTATTTATCTACTAATACTGTTCTTTGAGCAACTGTAGGTTCTTCTTCGTAAACTGCTCTAGTGAACTCTTCAAGAGGTACAGATGGTCTTTTTTGCTCATTTGCAGCAATAAAGCAATTTTTAGCTAATGTGTAAGCAGACAGATCAGATCTAGCATCTATATTTCCCTTTTTAGGACCTATAGCAATTTGTGTCGGTGATATTACTCTTTTGACTTCTATATCATTTAGATTAGGTAAGGTATTTCCACCAATATACACTTCTTGCTTTACTTTAAACAAGCTTGCATCTGGAACTACTAATATTCCATCGACAGACCCATCAGCCAATATATACTGATTAGGGACTGCGATAAAGCGTTTCTCTAACATAATTTCCTTACCTAACCAAACACCTATGACCCTTCATAGGCTTTCGTATCTCTATTTTATCAGATTAATAACCTGACGAACCATCGTCACGGTCAGTAATCTTTATACTATTCCAATAAGCTATCTCATCCTCTTCAGATGCGAAACGTTGGCTAATTGGCTTAGTAGCTTCCACTAACCAATTATTAATACAATTATTCCATTGGTTTTCTGCCTTTTTAGCCATCTCTTCGTTAACAACTAAGTGACCAAACATTTGCTCGTCAGTTGGTTGTGGTGGGGGAGGGGCCATCATAGTTTGAACTACTGGGTGAGCATCTTTACCAAGCATTTGCTTACTCATCATTAAGTTGGCTAACTGATTAGCCGCAGCCAATTCACCAGAATGTGCCGTAGCTTTAGCCAATCTAAGTATCTCTTCTTCTGCAGAAGGTATTTGATTATGGCTTACCCAAGCTGTTTTAGTGAGGCCTCGCTTTTTATTCTCTTCTGCAATCTCTTCTGGAGACCAGATTTTAACAGGTTGCTTCTTATTAGCAGCACGTTGAATTCTTGCCGTTAAGTCTGCAGACTGCTTTGCACTCATTTGCCCTGGTTTAGAGCTATAAGACTTCACATTAACATTTGGTCCGACACCACGAGTTTCACCAGTATTGTTCATTTTTCTTCTAGCATTATCTGCAAGAGAATATTGCCCTGCACCTTTAGGACCATAGTTTGACTTATTTACACAAGTGTCGCAATCCTCTTCTCCGCAGTCGCACTCTTCTTTTTTCATACCAGTTAATCCACCATAACCAACTTCACTAAGCAGTTTATTAGGACCACCTGTAAGGGTTTTAGGTCCAGTTTGAGGTTCTGGTGCAACTGGAGCAGTATTTGTGGGTGTCGCTGGTTTCTGATTTTGAGGATTTTTCATTTGATCTATAGTGATAGGTTGAAGACCTAATTCAGCTCTTCTTCTATTTCTATCAACTAACTTAGATTTAGCTCTTTGCTCCCAAAGCATCTTAGTGTGCGCATCAGCTTTATTTAAGCCAGAAATATCCTCTAAAGATTTAATAAGTTTATCGGCTAGATCGTTAGCTTTATCTTTAGGCTTATAGAAGTATCTAGTCGATAAAGTACTTTTCTTTAAATCTTCTACTAGACCTTTAGATGAGAAGCTTTTAGTTAACTGTTGAACCATCTCTATGGGAGTTTGAGGTGGGATAATTACTTCAACTTCATCTTCACTAATTTGTGTAAATTGTATCCTACTCATTATCTTCCTCTTCTAAACCTAGATCTAAATCAAAGTATTTTTTTAATGGCTTTCTAGCATGCTTTTGCTCTGGCTTTTCAGACACCTTATCTTTTAATTTTTTCTTAGCAATTTCTTCAGCATGCTTTAGTTTAAGTTCCATTTCTTTTTTCTTAAACTCAAGTTCCATTTGAATTAACTGTTTCTTTTGTTCTAACATTAACTTACGTTCTTCAACATCCATCTCAGCCATCTGTTTTTGAACTTCTGTGTTAGGCATCTGAGCTAATGCAGATTGATACTGTAAATCTAGCATTCTCCTTTGATGCTCCTTATCAGAACCATATGGTGATGATGCTTTAGCATTCTCGTACTCAAGGTCTAACATTCTCTTCTTGTGAGTCTTCTCTGTCTCAGGATCTGGGGACATCATTTGGGCATGTTGAAACTCTAAATCTTTCATGCGTTGAGCATGTTGTCTTTCTAACTCCATTACAGCTTTTTTGTGCTCAATATCTGCTTGACCCATTTGCTTAGCATTATCTACATTAACATCTGACATAGCGTAAGTAGCATGAGCTTTAGCTTCCTTAGTTTGATCAAACTCTGGTGAGTGATGACCATACATAATATAAGCAATCTCAGGATCTGAGTATCCTTCATCTTTTAAAGCTTGAATTATTTTCTCATCTTCTTCAGATAAGTCTTGCTCACCTTCATCCGACACTACTTCGTCGCCTCGCTCTTCTGGCTGTTCATCTAAAGCTGTTTCATCAATCTGATCTCCATCATCTTGCGTTTCTGGTTGAGAAATATCATCATCTTGAAGATTATCATCCCCTTCAAAATCTTCCACTTCTGGTTTTTCTTGAGGTTCTTCAGGCTCTTCTTGGGGAGGGTTAGTAGCTTCTGTAAGATCCATAATAGAGTTAAGATTGTTTAAACCCTTCTTAAGATCTTTCCACTTATCTTTAAGTTTCTTTTTTGGATCTTTTTTAAGTGGCTCTTTACCTTCAACAATCTCTTGTTTTCCGTCTTCTGTAATTTCAATCATGTCATCAGCCATGTTATCCACCTTAAACATAATCTATCAAGAATTTCTTCTGATAGTACCCTCTTGCAGCATCTTGTTGCTGTTGAATAATTTTCTCCAAGTCAGCTAAACGATTTTGTAAGAAAGCTGGACCTAGAGTTGAAGTACTTTGAGATGTACCATCAATACTTATACTAACCCCATTATGAGGAAATAAGATTGGTCCCATAATAGATAACATCTTAAATGCTGCCATATTCTCTATTAAGCCTACAAGTAAAGCTGGAACCTTACCACCCTCAAATCCTGCTCTATATTCTACTAAGATTGCTCCAGGCCAAGTTGAAATTCCACCTGCACCCATTGAATGGTATGCAAAACCAGAATAAACGCTTGCTATAAATCCAGAAACAGTAACTCCCATTGCTGGAACTAACTGTATAGTTTGCTCTTGAGGTTGTGTATGTATATATTCTAATGGAATATCAATCAGTGGAAAAGATCCAGGGCTGTTTGGTACACCGTTATTAAAAGTAAGTTGAAACTTAGATACGTCTAATATTGGTCCATGATTAACTTTCATATAACCCCAACTCCACCATTGAAGTTGACCACTATAGTCATGTCTCTCTCTAAAAGTCACTGGACTAATATAAATATCTAACTGATGCTCAATCTCAGATATCGATTGGTCGATATATTGTTGAAGTGCTGCATCTGATACTTCTTCACCAGTAAGAAAAGATCTTAACGGCAGACCAAACAATACAGTCTGTCTTAAAGAAGCTGGAGTTGGAATAGGTAAATATCTTGTAGGAGTAGATTCTTGGTCTATTTCGAACGCTGGAAATGGTGAGTGCGTTTGTGTTTTAGTAATACTCATTATTCTTCATCTCCATCAAATTCTATATTTGGTGTTGCAGGCTGTACCGGTTTTGGCGTTCCCGCAGGTCTTCTTATTACACTTCTTGCAGAACTTATGCGCTGCAATCTTTCCATTCTATTTTGAGCTTCAGGGTGTTTTGAATTACTCATCATTGAATGAACATCTATCTTAGGTTGTTGAGGCATCTGCTTTTGAGAAGAAAACTTCTTTTGAGAAGAAAACTTCTTTTGAGCTTGTCTAACTTCATGAGGTATTTGATCCATGTTTTTCATAGCAGTCATCTGCAATCCACGAATTTTATTTGCTGCGTGGGTTGCAAAACTTGCTTTACTTGGATTATCATGATCGTAATCATTTATAGCTTGAATAAGGCCATGCATACCAGCTTCATGTAACATAGACATATCAATGTCTGGGTTTTTAGCTGGATCAAGCCCAAGTTTTTGTAAAGTCTTGTGAGCATTCATACCAATCAATGGGTGGTAATGTTCAAAAAACTTTTCAAACTTAGGGTCTTTTTGAGGACCTTCTCCTAAGATTCGACTAATATCTCTTTTAGAACCTTCATCATAGTTCATCATGTCATCGATATTGCCAACTTTCTTAGCTTTGTTATTATAATCTTTAGCATACTGTTGGATAAAGTCTTTGTTACCCATAGCAAAAGAAGAAGCAGGATCTTGTTTGGTAGTTGCTTGAGTTCCTTCTTCACCTTTAGTTCCGCCAGCATGTTGCATACCCTCTTCTAAAGAGTATCCTTCACCACCATGGTCACCACCAGCAATAACATTTCTTATCTGTGCATCTTTAGCAGCAGCATGAATATCTTTAGCAGATTTACCTTTTTGGTGAGCTTCATGGTGTGCCATAACAGCATTTTGCAAATGCTCTGGATTTTTAGATGACCATTCTTTTTCAAAATTCTCATCCATCTCCATTTGAGATATTGGGTCTGCATTCTTATATTTATCTGAAGAAGTTAATGCTTTGTATGCAGAATTTCTATCTGCATGAGCTTGATTTCTTGCCTCAACAATGTGACCATGTCTAGCTAACTGTGGATTTTTAGAAGGATCTGCTTTTAGGGCAGCAGTTTCACGAGCTCTTTGCTCCCAAGGTCTAGTATATGCACGCATAGCCATGAGGTCTTCACGGCTAGGCTGCATGAATCTGCTTTTCTTACCAGTTACTTCTTCTTTGGGTTCTTTTTGTACTTGCGCTTTAGGGGTAACACTTTTGCCTTGTGCTCCTGCTGCAGCTGGCTCTTCACCATCTTCTTCGGATCCGAATCCGCCGCCATCATCTTCTCCCATGCTGCCATAATCTTCTCCAATACTTGCTTGATGAGCATCTTCATCTTCATCATCACTGTATTCCTCATAATCTTCTCCTCGTCCATAAGTTGGATCATTTTCTTTTAACCAAGCGTCGCCTTCAGATTCTTCTTGATCTGGGTCAAACTCTCTATATCCTTCACCATATTCATCGTCTTCTTGATCGCTTGCATACGGATCTTCATTAGGATCATATTCGTCACTAAGTTTTTTAGCTTTTTCAAGCTCTTCAGATTTAGTCATTTTTTGATAAATATAATTAGTTAATGCCCAGAATTTATCTCCATCTGATTCAGATAAAGATTTTCCAGCAGCATCTTTTGCTTTTTGCCATCTAGCTTCGTCAGCTTTTGTTCTAATAAATGCAGGCATTATTTATTACCTCCAAATTTAGCTCTTAATGCAGGTGGTAAATTATTTAAAGCGTCAGTACTTACACTTGACTGTGCTGGTGCAGGCTGTTCGTTTTTGTTCCCAAATTTTTGTTTCAATTCATCTGGTAAATGGTTAAATGATCCGCCCATTTTATGAGGTTGAGTTTTTAATTCAATGCCTTCATAGTGGTGACCTGGTTTAACTTTACCTCTTAACTTGAAACCCTCTGGATCCGCAGCATGTGCATCTTTAATGGACTGCATCCATTTAGCATTATGTTCAGAATTGTGCCAATTTGCCATCTTATCTGCAAAGTCTTTTAAATCATTCTCATCTAAAGAATCTTGCTTATATTCTGCAAAATCATGAATAGGGTGCTTATCGAATGGGTGAGGTACAAATTTGTCTTGTTTGCCTGGATCAGTTATATGTAAATAAGCTTCTTTGCTATCAATTTTAGCTGGATTACCTAATTGAATTTCTTCAAATGGATAACCACCTTTATGAGGTGATCGCTTAGAGTCAGCATGCCCTTCATGTGGCGGCATTTCTAAATAATGATAATCAGGAACTGATCTAGGGTTTTTATCGCGTGGAGTAGAATTAAGTCTACGTCTTAATCCCTTAGTACCTTCCTTTAACTTTCCAGTTTCAGGGCGTCTTTCTGTTGTTGTATAATTTGTTTCCCACGGCTCCAATGGTACATAATCTAACCCCAATTGTCCATTTGAATGGGCTCCAGCTCTCGCAGCAAGATGCATCATAGGGATGATTTTATTGAGATGTTGGTCTGCAACCTCTCTGTTGCCGTTTTTTAATGCAGCTTTATAATGAGAAATATGATGACCTAAGGCGTCACGCATCATTTCAATATCTTTATTTTTAAGTTGATTACCAAAGGCTGTAACTGCAGCATTAGCACTGCGACCCATTGTTGCTTGCGGTCTAGCCATTTTTTCTAATGACTCTAATACCTTCTCAGCAATAATTTCATCTTTAATAACCTCTATTAAAGATTGTAAATTTGGATTGTCGGCTGCCTTCTTTAGTAGCAACTCTTTGAAACTTTTAAGTTCCATTAGTCACCTCTTACAAAGAACGAACGTTATCTCTAGCAACTTGAACCCAGGCAGCAGCTCCAGCAATAACGATAGTTGCAACATTACCTTGACGAACCACCACACCAGAAGACGAATCTACGTCAACTGGGACACCACCACCAGCATTAAAAATAGCTATTTCTCCACTAGCCATAGTCATAGCTAAAGTACCATCTATAGTAACTGTAGTTGCTCCATTAGCTCTAACTCTGAATGTTTGGAATGGTTTTAATGTTAATGTACCTTGTTGGTTAGTGAGTTTCTCTTCCCATACATGACCAACATCTGCTTGGCGAGCCGCCTCATTAGCTAAATTACTTGAACGCATCTATGTCTCCTTAGATAGACTATAGAGACATTATACCTTGTTTATTACCTGAAAAATAAGTTCGGGTGGTTATGGCTTTCTAAAGATTTCAAAAAGTGACTTTTTAAGTCTATTTTTAGCAGAAATACCAAGTGGGGCTAACATATTCTCATATTTAATAACTTCGGCCCAGGCGTCTTCTTCTGAGGCCCAATCGTACTTCTCGTTGGCCTCTACCTCAATAAATCGCTTCTTTTCATTGAGATTCTCATCATAAACTACATAGTATACTAGAACAGCTTTTTCAAGGAGTGCAATCTTACAGGTCTTAAAGATAGAGAAATTCCTCTTATATCCTAATAACTCGCAAAAAGCATTTATAGAGTGGCCTGACTTCCCATCAGTTGGGACATTTACTTCTACACGATTATTATTATTGGTGTCTGATGTCTTACGCTTAATGGTGAGCTCACCCATATGGTCATGGTAACGATATCTGATAAACTCACCTTTATCGTTAGTGAAGTAATCATCATAAGAGCTAACCATCATCCATTCTGGATTTAAAGGCTGGACAAGTTTAATAAAATCGTCCATACCAATATTGTCAGCAAAGTACTTTGTTTCTAGCTCTTTAAAGTGCATAAAACTACTTATTTAGGCGTAGGTATTTTAAGAGAATCGCGCTTCTCTTTAGAGAAAAGATTCTCTCTATCTCTATGTTCTGCCCCACATTGTTTACATTTATATTTTTGATATTTACCAGTAGATGTGTAATAAAAACCATTTTTAAAAAATGAAGTGCTTCCACATTTACATACATGATCTTCATCATCGTGGTAAAGATTAAAGTTAATAGAATTGTCCCAAGGAATAAGTTTGTAGAATAGCTCTTCTAAAGCTAAAACGTCATGCTTATTGTATTGTTCCATTTCTTTCCATGCTTCAAGGTTGCCCTTTAAACATTGCGTCCACAATTCGTGGCCTGGAAATTTATTATGTTTTAATTTTTTATATTGAGTATTTAATTTGTCAGTCATATACTCTAGCTTATTAGATGTAAAGCCGAAGTGTTTAGATGCAATAACTTTTGTATCTATATGTTTATATCCGCTAGGTGGCTGAAAACCATTCATAATGAATCTAGCATTAAGCTTCTTTTTATCGAATTTAATACCGTTTTGTGTAACAACTATATCAGCCTGATCTAGTAGATTCCAAATATCTTTTAAGATAAGAGAGTCATCTTCGACATTCTTGGCATTCCTTTGATCTCTGTACATTACTTTATCTGGTCCGTCATGAAGCCATTTTGCACTCCAACTAAGAATATGCCAATCTTGAACAACTTGATTTAAAGCAACATTGTTTTCCCACAATCCCCATACGTGCGCTAAGATCGGAGCTGTTTCTATATCAAATAGAAGCACTTTGGGACCTTTAACAGGTGCTAATTGTTGGACTGGCTGTTTCTTTGCTTTCTTTTTCTTTGCCATTATCTTTCCAATCCTAGAGCATTAAGAATTTCTGAATGAACTTGCTCTATATTTTTACCATCTACATTTACTCTAACAGTATTAAAACGATGAGACATATCTTCCATGTTTCTAGACACATTAGTTATAAAATCATTTCCTCTTGATTCCATTGCGTCACCCATTTCAAACTCTTGCTTAGTAGTTTTAGCTTTTGCTAATCCAGATAGAGCATTACCGCGAAGATATATTACCTTGTCGTAAATAAGCTCAGGTTTAAATGAGAATAAATCATGTCCTACATTAGCTGAATCATTAGCTGAATCTACGTTTTGACATGCCATTGAATAAATATCTTGCCAAGAGTTCCCACACGCCATACCGTAAGCGTAACCACTCAATATACCTCTATCTTGAATAATAAAATCGTACTCTTTGAGGGCAGGAACAATAATTCGTTCAAGGTGGATAGAACGAATTGCTTGACTGATAAACTCTCTAGCTGTTTTAGTTAATACCGCATCATATTTATTATGAAGCATTATGTCTCTAAGTACCATTGTCAATGGTTCTAATGGAGTGCCAGGTTCTTTTGTTTGTAAAACACTATAACCTTTCGATCGTAAATAATCCACTAATTTTTGTGTTTGCGTAGTTTTACCTACACCCTCAGTACCTTCTAAACAGATATATTTTGCCTTTTTCATAGAGGCATTATACAAATATCGTTATATATGTTTCTTAAGCTCTCTAAAAAGAGATAGTAGGTTCTCAACACTTTTAGCCATGCGAGCTTTTTGTTGTTCTACAGCTGTTTTAATGTGCATTAGATTAGGGTGTTTACCTGCCATCACTTCTTGGTGATGAGTAAACAATGCAGCATGCGCATCAGGATTTTTATTCCACATCTCTTCAGTAACACCATAATGCTGACCATAAATAGGAGAATATTTGTATTTGATTTTTGGTTGAGCCTGTGGTTGAGCCTGTGGTTGAGCCTGTGGTTGAACCTGCGGTTGAGCCTGCGGTTGAGCCTGTACAGGCCGCATTTGTTGAACCTGTTGCGGTTGTTTAGTTTCTTTTACTTTTCTCTGTTTTGGTTGAGGACCATGGGTGATTGCTTTAATGTTAGCTAGTGCTTGTTGTTTCTGTTCTTCAGAAATGCTTTCATCGTGTAACATAGCAGCATTTCTAAGCAATGCTTTAATAGCACTATAATTAGGCTTTGCCTTCATTAACTCTTCATTACAGAATTGCTCTAGTTCATTATTATCAAACATAGTTTAATTATACCAGATATCGTTCCAATAACTCTTCTTGAGCATCTCTGATAGAGATCTCTGCATTACGCAGAAGTATCTTGATGGCATGCCTGTTCACTGTTTTGGCTAATTCTTCGATCTCATGAAGCTCAATCATGACTCTATCTTATCACGCTTAATATTTGCTTTTAAGAAGTCTAGGACTTCTTGTGAAGTGCCTTTAAAGTCAGCATCTTTAGCAATAGAAATTGCTCGCTTATGATAGCGCTCAGTATTGCTGTCTGGAGTTCCACCTCTGCTTCGCAGTCTGTCCTCAAGAACCTTTAAATCCTCTAAAATAACAATCAGTTTAATATTAAAAATAGAGCCATATCGTTTTTTAAAGGATGTTGCTTTTCGCCAGGGATCGTATAATATAGGCCTTTTATCGTCCTTCAACATCAAGTGAAGATGCTGTTCTTTAGGAACATCGTCGTACGGGATGTAATCGAATAACTCTACTAGCTGCGTACACACCCAACTTTTTCCTATGCCGGGAGGACCTGTCACCAAGTAGAGATCTCTGTTGTTGTAGGCGTTGATTGAGTTAGCACCAATCCACTCATCAAACTGAGCTTTAGTGTTGTCGCCGTTTCCATACTTCGAATGGAAGGAATTTGGGCCGGTGTTGTGATGATACTTACATAAAAGTACACCATTATCAACATCGAATCTCTTATCGACTGCCCAATTGAAGCCATCTTTATGATGGGCTGTTAATTGGGCACGTCTTCTTTCTAAGCATCCAGGGAATTGGCAGTGCTTGTCACGCTGGTAGACCGCCTTCTCCCAGTCTTTATAAATTTTAGAACAGCGTATGCGCAATGCCTCTTCTGTTGCCCATCCATCAAAATCTTGCTCTGAGATGCCTAGGTACGAGCGTGAGCTTTTAATGTATCGAGTCCGCTTCTCAGAAGCAGACAGTCCGTCCATATAGAGATATTGCTTTTGTGAAAGCAACTCCTTGTTCTGTGGCGTATGTGTTTTTCCCTTAAAAAGGGAACCGATTGTGCCAACTTTTGACCAATGATTGTCGCGCATCTTCTGCTTAGTCTCTTCTGACTTTATTTTGCTCTGATTCTTCTTTGCTTCAATCATTTTAGAAGAGTTATGAAAGCATTTTAGGCAACTTTTATTCTTGCGAGAAGACCGCAGCGAAATCTGTCGCTCAGCATTACAACTAGGGCAATTATCAATAACTTTGATATCTTTTTTAAGACCCGTGGACTGGAACTCTTTATTAGAGCGTCTACTAAGTTTATTAGGGTCGAGGTCGTAACCAAAAACTTCTAGGGTGCGTTGACGATTAAACATAAAATCTCCGTATTTTTATTATACTACGGGGCATTGTATGTTTACAAATAAAAAAGGCCGGATCGCTCCGGCCTTTCAATTAGTTAATTTTATTCAACTAAATCATTTTCCAACGTTCTCTAAGAGACAGTTGAAGCGTGGTGTGTATACGAATAATGCTCCGTACATAACAATCGCGAACTCAAGAGCCGTAGTAACGATAGCAAAGTTGATCTTAGAGAGTGGAGCTAATTGCTTGAACTTCATGCACTCAGCAGACATATCAAGTAAGAAAGCCTCACCAAGACCAGCTTGTTTACGACCAGCTAAACGGTAAATAGTATTACCTTGATTAGCAAAGTTACCAACAAACTTCTCAGAACCAACAGCACCACCAGCAGCTGACATGTACACTTTAATGTACTTAACGCCAGCAGGCATTCCAGAAACTGTCAAGTCAATGTTTTGACCAGCAGTAATAGTTGCAGCAGCAGCTTGAACTGGGATAGATTCGCCAGCATCATTAACAAGAGTAACTTTAATTTGGTATGTACCAGCTGCTAAAGCTGATCCAGAACCTGCACCTGCAGAAGCGATAGCTAATGCACCTGGTTGTGGAGCGAGTGCGCTAACTGCAAGAGCTCTAGCACCAGCACGTGGTCTCAAGAACAAGTTTGGTTTGAAATCGATTTTACCAGCAGTTGTAGTCATGCTTGATACATCATAACCAACAGTTTGGCCAGATAAACCAGGAGCAGAGCGGAACTGAGGGTAGAATTGCTTAACGAAAGCTGATAAAGCAGCTGGCTCGATGTGCAATTCAGAAGGAGAACCGAAGTTCTCAAGAGCGATAACCGCAAGACGCTCAATATCGTCTTGAGCGATCACTTGACCACCAAGATCTTGAGCGATAGATTGAGCATCGCCGTAACCTTCGAAGTCACCAGCACGCATTAATACGTCTGTGTCACCCTTTTTAAGTTGTTTTAAGATACCAGACATTGCAATGCTGTTTGAAGGGAGAGAAGCATCTGATCCATCGTTAGCACCGTCAAGACGGTTTAAGAAATGAGCATGTCCCCAGTACATTTCGCGCTCAACATTTTTTAAAAGGTGCATAGTACCTTCTTTAGCTTGTTGTGCAACGATGTCGCCGACAGTAGTTCTAACCAAAGTCATTTGGTGAGAAACTTTACGACGAGTTCCGAAGAACACGATCTTTTGACCGTCACGCACGTAAGTTGAATCTTCTTCGATAGGTGCTCCACCTTCGCCGATATATGGAGCTGAATCAGATCCATAAGAGATCAAGCGATTGTATTGCTCGAAAAGATTGTAAGCTTTATCAACAGATATAGCTGGCCACATCTTCAAGTTCTTCATGTCAAAAGTAACACTTTTTAATGTTGCTTCTAACGACTCAGCTTGAAGGACACCACCATAAGTAAGGTCCGTTGGTTTTCCTGCACCGCCGTACCCAGCAGTGATGGCTTTATTTAAGTTCTCAACGTCAGTTTGTGACACGAGACCTTGATCTAGCCCCTGTAGAATTTGATTAACTGCATCAGTCATCATTTTTCGCATTCTCCTTTGATTACGAAATCTCGTATTTTTTAATAATTTGTTCTAAGTTTTGGCCCATTTCAGCTTTGATAACATCATCAGAGCTTACTTTAATACCAGACTTTTTAAGTTCAATCAACTTGTTTGCAACTTGTGCTTTAGAAAGAGGCTCAGCAGCACCTTCATCAGCTGATTTAAACAGCGGAGCAGTTCTTGCAGAAATTCCCTTAGGAGCTACAGGTTGATCTGCAATCTTATTGACTAAGTCAAGGATTGTAGATAATTTATCTTCCAGAGGTCTAACACGTTCTTCAACGTAAGACTTCATTAAAGACTCTGATTCATCATAAGATTTTTTAAGTTCAGCCTTGTGCATATCAAGAAGTTTTTGTGCAATCTTCTTTTCTTTTTCTTCATGCTCAGGGTCATCTTTATGAGGCTCATCTTCGTCCTCATCTTTTTTATCTTCTTTTTTATCCATGCAGTCAGCTTTAGTGGCTTCATTTTTGCCCTTTTTAGCTTCGTCCATGTCTTCTTTTTCGTCTTCGTCTTTTTCGTCGTCTGCTTTTTTAGCATGAAGATCACCATCAGAAGGTTTTCCGTCGATACCATCGCCCGGACCTTCGATCTTAATCTCAGTAGCAGCAAAACGAGACTTACGTAACTCGTCCAATTCTTGAAGAGTTTCGTCGATTAAATCTGTTAAGCTTTTAGTTAGTTTTGCGTCCATCATTTTCTCCTTAGTTTAGACGATATTACTCGCCCATTCCAATAAGATCACTATGACCACGCACTACAGCTGTAAAAGATGCATCGCTATTTTCAAGTGCGATATCGTTCGCCATAGATGCACACATTGCCAAAACTTTCGCAGCAACAACTGAATCCAAAACATCCGCAATAGTGCCAGCAGTGTTAACAGCAGACTTAATGCGAATTTTTCCAGGGTTGCCTACTCCAATTCCTAAGAATGGAGAAACTGAACTATCAACACCGCCAACAACCGCAGGGCTGAAAGAAGCATCAACGTATCCAATAGTTAGATCGTTAGATCCGTTTTCAATAACGACAGCTGTTTGACTTTGTGAATTCACAGTCAATCCAAGCATCTTCGCATTGCGA